AAAGATATAGAAGCATGGTTGCCCAAAATTAAAAAAGGTGGTATTATTTCTGGACATGACTATCAAGCGGCGGGAGTTTCAACTGCGGTAGGAGAGACCTTTGGCGATTCGGCTAAAGTTTTTAAAGAATCTCGATCCTGCTGGTATGTGGATATCAAATAATGAATATGCAAGTTATCATGTCCGACAATAGAGATGTTGAGTTTGATTTGGAAAAATGCGAATACAACACATTATCTGCAATAATAAATTACGAGTATTCTTGTCTGCACAAATATGACTTCAAGTACTTTAGGCCTTTGATAAAAGGCAAAGTTGAGTTGGCTAATTGTCTATCTCCAACTAAAAAACCCAGACATGCGGCATGGTCTAAAATTCTTTCTTGCATTAAGGCCATAGAAGAAGGTTACAAATACGATTTTGTTGTATATCTGGACTCGGATTGTGTTTTCAGTCATCACGAAACTTCTTTAACTGATTACATTGACCGAAGCAAGAATGTATTGAATAAAAATTTGAACATGAAGTTTGATGTGTTTTTCATGAACAACCAACCATGGCATCGCTTCTTGCCATGCTCCGGTTTTTTTCTGTTTAGGCCCAATTCCAAAGCTCTTGATTTTTTCAAAACTTGGTATCAACAAAATCAAGACGACAAGTATAATCTTAATCATCCATGGGAACAGCACTGCCTACAGAGTTACTTAATCAAAAGTTCTAAATTTGAAGTAATAAACGACTGGATGTTTAATGATCGGAAACAAAATCAATACTTGAGACACATAGGTCGTGGAAATCCGTTAAGAAAAACCTTTTTTAATCAAATTATTAATACATACAATCAGGAAAAAATAGAGTCTAGTCTTGAAGCGCTTAAAGAGCTTGTTGTAGCTTACGATACTACTACTATTAAGTACGATTAATTAGGAACAAAAAATGATTTCTAAAGACGACTACGTCTGCCCAAGCTGTCATAATGATGATAAGCAAAGAATAATCTTCTTAGGTTCAGATTTTTCTTATCAATGCAAACATTGTTTGGCTATTCATGTGTTTGTAGAAAATCTATATTCAAAATTTCAAGATAATTTTAAACATCATGGTTGCGGCTCTTATAGGTGGAAAATTAATCGATATATAGGAACATATTCTCAACAAAATCAGTGGATTGATAATATTAATACTACGGCTAAGGATACTCATGAAATTAATCAATACGCTAACGCTAGGAAAGGTTTTGAAAAAATTATTTTAGGCATAGGTTCTGATTATAATAAAATAAATATTACTAAAGAAAAAATATCTAATAAAAATATTGATGCTAATACTTCTATTTTTATTGCTAATGCCATCAACACTAAACACTTTCAGGATTCTTTCAGGGCGATTGTGAGAATGAAAGAAAGATTACTAGAAGAAAAAGAATCATATAAAATATTAATTATGCAACCTAATATGCATATTTGTAAGAACCCAGTATCAAAACTAGAGGGCATTGATGAAATATGGGTTGTTAATGATTGGAATGATAAAATGGATTGGTATTATATGTTGGGGGAAAACGATAATAATTTGAATGATATAAAAAACCTATCCTATAGTCTAACTCAAGCACTAGACAGTTATAGAGATAATGAAACAGAGGCTGTCTCAAAAAGACCAGGACCGATGAAACAAGGAACCAAACCAATTAAAGACTTATTATACGTCCCAAAAAGAGAGCTAAGAGATAACAAGAATAGATTAATTGATGGCAAGTATTTAGCAATTTTAATTAGAAATGATTATCCGAGCAGAGCTGGACTAGAAACAACATCTCAAATACAAGAAATATGTGAAGCTATTAAGAATCAAGGTTTTAAACCAGTCATCATAGCTTGTGATAATAGAGAAGAAGATATTTGTAAATTATTAACATTAGATGATCCTATAATAATAGCAAAAAACTTAGAAGAACAAGTAATTTTTTATAATGAACATTGCTACGGTCTTATAGGAACGAACTGTTCAGGATGTAATTTACCAGTATTATATAGTATACCAATGTTTATTTTAGCTAAAACAAGATTTTTCCCAGACGACTTTTATTGTATGGGGCGCATATTATCCCCTCATGACTGCAATAAACTATTTAATGGCGACCTTACCAAACCAGATAATGTAAAAGAGATAAGAACAATCACGGACCAGCATACCAGTATTAAGAACCACTTAGTAGAATTTGAGGAGTGGTTGTATTCTTTAGGTAAACAAATTATTAACACATAATGAACAAAAAATTAGCATTCATATATACTTATGGTAGGATAGGATCTACAAGTTTATTTCGTAGCATATCTAATAAAACAGATGCTCATCATTTTCATAATTTCAAACCATATTTTGACAACCATCTGAATACAACAAATAATTATACTAATATAGAACAACTATTATCTTCTCAGGAATCTATCTATATAGTCACGGGGGTACGCGACCCTATAGCCAGAACAATATCTGCTCTTTTTACATGGATCACCAAAGAAGGCAGACTCAATAATTTAACTCAGTATTCTGGAGGAGGTAAGTACTTTTTAGGCCATAATAAAGAAGAAATCAAAAAGCTTGATATTAATTTGATAATACAGAAACTTTTAAACTGTTTGTCTAACGATAATATGTTTGATCAAAAAGACTGTTGGTTCAATAATAATATTCGTAATTTTTTTGATATAGATATATATAATTATTCATTCAATACCAACCAAGGATATATTCTGATTAATCAAGATAAATATAAAACTCTAGTATATAGGCAGGAAAACTTAAGAGATAATCATGAAATGGTTAATTCTTGGTTGAACACAAGCGATATTTTGCTGGTGTCAGAAAATGAATCCAAAACCAAGTGGTACTATGACTTATACAAACAGCTATTAGAAAATATAAAATTTTCTCAAGAAATCTTGGATAAAGTATATGATAATAAAAAAATTCGTCATTTTTATAGCGATACAGAAATATCTAACTTTTATAAGTATTATCTTTCATGAAAGAACCTAAAGAACCCACTAACGAATGGCGGCTGTCTTCTGATTATGATGAAGCAATTCATCTTAACGGTGGATATACTCTAGCTCTTGGATATTGCTATCTTAATAGACTAGAATATCTTTTTAAACAGAATAATAGAAGGCTATTCCAGTTCAGAACCAAGTGGGGCTGGTGTGGTGTGAATTTTTTATTCTCTGCTATGCGGCCCGATAATATACTGATTATTAACTCTTGGGCTAATTCTGCTATGGTTGCTAAGTCTCATACTACGCTATTTTATGTTTGGTCAGCTATTTTAAGAAACATATTAGAGGTCAGAGGACCAGATAATAAGCCGATACCAACTATGATCATTGATATGCCAGCAGCTATCCATAGACATCTAAACTTAGAGGACAGCACAATAGATAAAACCAAATTCCTACAAAATAGAGAAAAATATAAAGCTAAAATTATTGATCCAATTATATCTGATAATCCTAGTCATATTAGATATATTGATCTTCTCGACTATTTTTCGGCAGAGTGGGAGATGATAATAGAAAATCAAAAAAATGAGCATAATAGATCTCCTTGGCATATATCTGATCAGGTATTAGACACCATCTTTAGTCACTTTTTACAATTTACCAATAATGCCGAACACTATTCTCACATGAATCTGATCAAAGACTTAAAACAACTAAAATTATGAAAACCAAAATAGCAGATCAAAACTATAGCAAGCCTATACCCACAGCTGTAGATGGTAATAATCTATTAATAGATAAATTAAAATCTGATAAAATATTTTTCGCTGGTAGATCTGGTGGAACAGAGTGTGAGATCGTTCAAAAAATTTATAGATATAAAGAAAAAGTTCCACACCACGTTAGAGAGAGAGCATTTAAAGTAGCAGGAATATATCCTTTAACAGATGATAATTACCAAAAATTTGTAGATACATATATAAGAGGAATTAGAACTCTTGACGTTGTTGGAGTTTGGGGTGTTATTGGTTACGATTGGTTAGTAGATACCTTTTGTCCAGAAGCAGATTATATTAGATTAACTAGTCTAGAGCCTTATTATTTCCCAGATAATCCATGGAGTGCTTTTTTACAGGACAAGAAAATTCTAGTTATTCATCCATTTGTTAATAGCATACAAAATAATTTTCTTAAAAGAGAACATCTTTTTAGAGAGACAAAAATTTTACCAAATTTCTATCTTACAACCTTAAAAGCCGACCAAAATTATGGTAAACAAGCTGATTGGTTTGAGAGCTTAGATAAAATGAAGAATGAAATACTAAATATAGATTTTGATATAGCGATTATTGGGTGTGGCGCTTTTGGGTTGCCTTTAGGATCTTTTATTAAGGAAGTAGTTAAAAAAACAGCGATTCATTTAGGAGGTCCAGTTCAGATATTATTTGGTGTTATGGGCAGGAGATGGGAAACCAACAGCGGTATTATGAGGTTCCACAACGAATACTGGACACGACCTTTGCCCGAAGAAACTCCGGAATCTTATATGTCTGTAGAAAAAGGATGTTACTGGTAATGTCTAGTATAGACTATTTTATAGTTTGTCATAGTCAAGAATCTATTATTGAATTTTTGGATACAAAAAAATTTAATACGCTACCTAATTATCGTTTTCTATTTGTTGGTAACAGAGAAACTAATCAACTTAAACCACTATCTAACGTAATTGTCTGTAATAAATTACCAAAAAATATAGAAGAATGTGCCAATCTATGTAGCTTTACAGCATGGTACGCTATTTCTAAAAATAAACTATACAATTCTAATCATTTATGTTTATTAGAATATGATATCGAGTATTCTCAAGAACTACATAATAAAAATACATTTGCTATTTCCAATGAAACCAAACCATCTATTTATGGATATTCTATAGCTCCTGTTAACCATCGTGTGTTCTATAGAAGCACACCAATACTAGAACTAGCAATTCATAAAACATATAATATTGATCTATTAAATTTTATAAATAATTATGGATCTCAAGAAAAATACTGGCTCACCACCACAAACATGATGATGCATCAAAATACTCTGCGCTCATTTGTAGACTGGTATATGCCGATGATAGAACAATTTAAATATGAACCTATGAGCGCGTATGTTCATGAAAGAGCTATACATATATTTTTTTTACTTAAGAATATTCAGCTTAACTATATAAAAAATGCTATTAAACATCACCAAAAATGTTCACACAGCATAGAAGATGTTTATGGATATTTTTTGAAAAACAAACAAGAAAAATACCTGATCTCCTCGGATATGCCAGAATACGATCTATTGTACACAAACATACTATGCGAGCTTGACAAAAAGTACAACTCCAGTATGATAGACCATGTAAACTCAAAGGAAACAGGATCAAAATGAGACCATCTTGGACGGATTATTTTTTGGGATTGTCTAAAGTTGTTTCTCAACGAAGTCATGATATACATACTCAACATGGGTGCGTAATAACAGACAATCATAATAGAATTTTGGGAGTAGGATACAATGGATTTGCCAGAGGGCTAGATGACTCATTATTACCTAAAACCAGACCAGAAAAATATCATTGGATGATCCATGCTGAACGTAATGCTTTATCAAATTGTGTTGTTCGTCCAGATAATGGAATCGCTTATGTCTCAGGCCAATGCTGTAATGACTGTATAATGGCCTTATGGCAAGAAGGAATTACCAAAGTAATTATGTCAAATGATCATGGTACAAAGTTGTTTGATGCTGAAGCTTCAGAAAAATTTGACTTATTTGTTAAAATGAGTGGAATTTCTGTGGAAAAAATTTCTCCAGATCTTTCTTGGCTGAAACAGCTTTGTGGTGTATCTTGATTACAAGAACATGTTTTTACATATTATATATACTGTATTTTTATCATTCTTTTACTGGTGACACAAATATGATCAATCATCATTTTGAAGTTGCCACTCTCACTGGACTACTAGTACTAATTAATAGGAGATAATATGTCGGCTCTTCAAGAATTGCAGAATTATACATTTGTTAGCAAATATGCTCGTTGGTTAGAAAATCAAAATCGTCGTGAAACATGGAAAGAAGCAGTTGAACGTGTTAAAAATATGATGCATACAAAGTATGCTGATAAAGATATTGCCGACGAAATTAATTGGGCATATGATGCGATGTATAAGAAGAAGGTTCTTGGGAGTCAAAGAGCACTTCAATTTGGAGGAGATCCAATACTAAAGAGACATGCCAAAATATATAATTGTACTAGCTCTTATTGTGATAGATTAAGATTTTTCCAAGAGTGTTTTTGGCTATTGCTATGCGGTAGTGGAACAGGATTTAGCGTACAAAAGCATCATGTTGCAAAACTACCGTCTCTCGAACACAATGTGGAAGAAGGTATTTGTACAAAATATGTTATAGACGATTCTATAGAGGGTTGGTCAGATGCGCTCGGGGTTTTACTAAGTTCATATTTCAGTAAGCCAGTAGAAGAATTTAAACAATACAAAAATTGTCATATAGCATTTGATTATTCTAATATTCGCCCAAAGGGTTCTTCATTAGCTTCTGGAGTAGGCAAAGCTCCTGGATACGAACCACTAGCAAATGGTCTAGAAAAAATCAGAGCTTTATTAGATCGTTGTGTGGCTGGTGGTCAAAAGAAATTACGTCCAATCGATGCTTATGATATTGTTATGCATAGTAGTGATGCTGTGCTGTCTGGTGGTGTTCGTAGAAGTGCTTCTTTAGCATTGTTTAGTCATGATGATGAAGAAATGGCCAAGGCTAAAACAGGCAATTGGTATCTTGATAATCCACAGAGAGCACGAAGTAATAACTCGGCATTGCTACTAAAGCAAGAAACAACTTTTAATGAATTTAATACCCTTATGCAATCTGTGAAGGAATTTGGTGAGCCTGGATTTATTTGGAGCGAATCAACAGAAATGATCTTCAATCCATGTGTAGAGATTGGTATGTGGCCTGTTGATGAAGAAACACAAAAGAGCGGATGGCAGGGATGTAATCTGTCAACAATTAATTGTTCGAGTGTGATGGACGAAGAAGATTTTTATGAAAGATGTAGAGCAGCAGCAATAATAGGTACTCTACAGGCTGGCTTTACAACACTAGCATATCTAGGAGACATTAGTCAACGTATTTTTGAGAGAGAGGCTTTATTAGGAGTTTCTCTTACCGGAACCATGGAAAAACATGACCTAGTATTATCTGAAAAGGTATTGACAAAGGGAGCAAAAATTGCTGTTGAGACAAATAAGAAAATTGCTCAGAAAATCAATATTAACCAAGCAGCAAGAGTCACCTGTTTAAAGCCAGAAGGAACGTCTTCAAGTATGCTAGGAACATCGTCAGGTATACATCCTCATCACGCTAAACGATACATACGCCATGTACAGGCCAATGTTTTAGAAGCCCCATACCAACACTTTAAGAAACTAAACCCACAGGCTTGTGAGAAATCTTCGTGGTCAGCAAACAATACTGATGAAGTTGTTAAGTTTCCAATTGAAGTTCCAGATGGTGCCAAGCTTAAGAATCAGTTACCAGCAGTAGAAATGTTGTCTATTGTAAAGGATACCCAGAAGAATTGGGTTCATTCTGGTAAAAATAGAGCATTATGCACACAGGAATATTTAAGTCATAACGTTAGCAACACAGTAACTGTTAAGCCTGATGAATGGGATGACGTTACCAAATATATTTATGATAATCGTAAGTATTTTGCTGGTATTAGTCTTATTCCTCAAAGTGGAGATAAAGACTATCCACAAGCTCCATTTACAACAGTTTATACTAGTCGTGAAATTGTTAAAGAATATGGAGACGCAGCACTATGGTGCTCTGGATTGATTGAATTAGGACTAAATAGCTTTAATAATAACTTATGGGCAGCATGTGATTATATATCCATGAACCAATACAAAGACGGTGATTCAGAAGATAAACTATTATTTGCCACAAAAATGAAAAACTTTGCTGGTAAATATTTTAATGCAGATGTTAGACGGTTAACATACTGTATGAAAGATGTTTATAATTGGAAAATCTATTGCGATCTTTTCGAAAGCTTTAAGAAGGTTGATTATACGCAACTGGCTGAGACTGAAGACAATACCGTAGGAATAGAGGAAATTAGTTGCGCTGGCGGCGCCTGTCTAATTTAACTACTATTCGTAAAGGGTAACACTTGAGAAAAAATAATAAAAACGTAAAGAAAAAAGCAAAGCTTATAGACGCTACTCATGATTTGGTTGTACCTCAGCTTTATAGAAACAGACTAAGACCTCGCAGTGAAAATCAAAAACAGTATATTAGAAATATAGCAGAAAACACTATTTCATTTTGCCAAGGTGCTGCCGGAAGTGGTAAGACGCATATAGCTGTTGGAATGGCATTAGAATATTTGTTAGAAGAGAAAGTTAAGAAAATAATTATCACCAGACCCGTGGTAGAATCTGGTGAAAAAATAGGATATCTACCAGGAACAGCAGAAGAAAAATTACATCCATATTTATTACCACTACTAGATGAAGTGCACCACTTTATCTCTGGTGGTCAATATGCTGGTTTAAAGACAAACAATAAAATCGAAATTGTTCCATTGGGACTCATGAGAGGTAGGAATTTTCACGATTGTTTTATTGTTGCCGATGAGTGTCAGAATGCTTCTTATGATCAGCTTAAAATGTTATTGACAAGAATAGGAAATAATAGTAAAATGGTCTTGACAGGAGATATTAGCCAGTCAGACCTACTAAGACATATGCGTGGGGGATTTTTTGAAATGATGACCAGTCTTGAAGGCATAGAGGGTATATCAATAAGTCGTTTAGACTTTTCAGATATAGTTAGAAATCCTATTATATCCAAGATTCTTCAAAGATTAGATAGTTATGAGTCAGACAAAACATAAATGCTTATTATTAAACTCTGATTATACTCCTATGACTATAGTTGATTGGCAAAAAGCTATTATATGGTCTTTGAGGTCATATAATGATCAGAAAAAATATGGGATTGAAATTTTAGATTTTCATAAAGAACAATACGTTATTGGCACAGGAGGAAGAAAATACAAAATTCCTTCTGTTGCCAGAACTATAAGATTTTTTAATCATTACAATAAGCGAATTCATTTTTCTAGACGTAATTTATTTTTAAGAGATGATCATACTTGCCAATATTGTAAAAATCATTTTCATCCTAATCAGTTAACATATGATCATGTTATTCCTAAGTCTCGTTATAAAACCTCTTTACAAAAAAAATGTACTAATTGGACCAATATTGTAACATCTTGTATTACGTGTAACTTTAAAAAGGGCAATAGAACCCCGGAAGAAGCTGGTATGACATTAGCAACAATGCCATGTGAACCAAAATATTCGGATAAATACTTGCCTTGGCACAACGAAGCTCTTAAGATATACCAGACACAAGAACTAGAGACTTGGAAACCGTTCATTAATTTTAAATAGGATAGGATAAATGGCTGAACATATATTTAGAACACAAAATCCAGATACTCAAAGTATGTTTTATTGTCTTTCTGGTCAAGAAGATTTTATCGATAATGAAAATAATCCCAGAGTCAAAGAAGAACAAGACAATAGAGTAACGGCTAAAGCTGTGCAAAATAAAAAACCTAAACACTTTAAAGACTCATCTAATCAATATAGATATTACATTAAAATAAATCCAAATCTAGAAATATATAATCCAATTAATCTACATTCTTCTATTAAAGACAAGAAAAAATTTTCTCATATTAATACTGTATGTAAAAATGACTGGATTTTTAAAGAAGTAGACAAATCAATATTCGATAAATATGTAGCATTCCTGAAACACCAAAATGCTCAAAGTCTTAAGGATCTTGAAAGACAAATCAAATAATTATGCCAACATACACATATAAGTGCGAACAATGTGAAGTAAAATTTGAATTATTTTTTACGATGAACAAATACGATGAACACCCCCTATGTACGTCTTGTAAGTCTAAAAAAACAAACAGATCTTATGAAGACGATATGTCTACAATATCTAGCTCTGTAAAAAAATCAGACAGTGAACTAAAAACGATTGGAGACTTAGCTAATCGTAATAGAGACAAAATGAGCAATGATCATAAGCAATATTTACAAGAAAAGCATAACGAATATAAAGATACGGAATTAGAAAAACAACTTCCCAAGGGTATGAACAGAATAAAAAAGCCCAAAAAGAAAATTAAATGGACATAATATGGTAGAAAAAATAAAGTTACAACCGGAAACACTTGAACAGCTAAAAGATCTAACAGACGCTATTGAACATACAGTAGCAAAAGAATCCTACACAGCATTTCAAGAACTGATAGACTATAATAGTACTACTAAACTTACTAATTCTCCTCATGAAATAGTATTTGATATTACTGCTTCTGTATTTGAAGAAAACACAAAAGGAGAGCTTGTTGGAACAAAAGAAATTTGTACAAAGAAATTTCATATACCAGTTCCTATTGATAAAGAATATGAACTGTTCATGAAAACTTTTTTCACACATCTTGAAAAATGTATATTAGCATCTACCCAAGCAGCATACGAGGATAATAATGGATAGTTTTATATTTCAACAAAAACCAAACAAACAAGAGACAATCGAAACAGAATACTATACTGCTCCAGATCAAGAAGACTTTGTAGACATGAGCGGGCTACCAAGAACGAACAATCCAAATAATAAGCATATAGTGGCTAAAAAAATTACTAAATTAGACGCTCAGCCTAAATATTCTATTAAGATAGGAATTAACAATAAATTATTAAATCCTCTGTCTATTTATGGAAAAGATAAAGACTCTTCGTTTTTGGATACTGTATGTAGAGCTAATGATAGATTTATCGATGTAAATCTAAAAGCGTTTGAATTATATCTGAATTTTCTTAGAACAAAAAATTCTTCATGGCTATATAATGCCGAAAGGGAACTAACATAATGTCTCGTATTAATAAAACAACAATTTATGCAATCAAATGGTTAAGTAGTCAGGGACATGATATAGAATCTATAGCTAACGAACTGTCTGTTTCTAAAAAGCAGGTAGAGGCCCACACAGACCTGCCTCAACCAGTTCAGACTAGTCCAGAAGAACCACCCAAAATTACACCTAAAAATCTTATGATAACACAAACAAGTGTTAAGAAAACAAACAACGTTGCTATTATGACTGGTGAAGCATCTATGCTCAGTGACCATATCAAGAAAAATCAAAAAGCAACACCAAAACATCAAACAGGAATTTTCCGACCAAAACAATAATGAGTAATATTTATCCATCTAGGTATTCTAATGGTAAGAAGGTTTCGGCTGCTCAGTATATTACTGAATTAATATGTGAAAATAAAGCAAAGCAAGATAAATTAGATTTACATCATAGATTTTGGTTGAACCCAGAGTGGTCCAAATACTATAGAAATCAAATAGGGACTGCTAATCAACTATTAAAGAAATACAGTCCTAAAGCGATTATCAAAGCTTTACAAGACAACAAAGCACAAAAAATCTATTCTTTGCGAGCACCTCACCTTGTGGCTATTATAGACCAATACCAGTCCATAGTAGACTCTGAAAATACAGAATTTACCAAAGATATAGAACGTAAAGAAGTTAAAACTTACAGAAAAGAACAACCCAAAACTAGTCTACTATCAAAACTAAAGGAACTAGACGATGAGTCTTAAAGAAGATGTTGCTAAAAATTTTGGAAATGAAATTATCTTATCAGGTAATGCTATAGTAGATAGAAAGTCTATTATCATACCCGTAAGCCCATCGTTGGATATGGTTTTAAATGGAGGTATCCCAGAAGGAAGTTTTGTGGTATTCACAGGACAACCCAAATGTGGAAAAACCACGACCTCTCTTTCTTTCGCCGCTACTGCACAAAGGCCCGAGTACAAGGGAGACTTAGCGAAAGATCGTCATGTGTATTACCTAAATATTGAGGGTAGATTAAAAAAGAGAGATCTTGAAGGTATTCCAGGATTAGATCTTAATAGGATTGATGTTATAGGATCTCAACAAGGTAAAATTCTTCATGCAGAAGAATATCTGCAAATTGGAGAAAGAATCATTAATGAAATTCCTGGTTCTATATTAATTATCGACTCATATTCTGCACTATGTACAGAAGCAGAAATTACTAGTGATATGGATAAAATGCAACGCGCAGACGGCGCTAAATTATTAGCAAAGTTTTGTCGTAAGGTAGCAAATGTAATACCTGTTAATAAAAATATTGTAATTGGTATCACTCATCTTATGGGTAATCCAACGGGATATGGGGCAGAATTTAAGGAGAAGTCTGGGCAGGCTATTGCTTATCAGACGGATGTTAAGATAAAGGCTAAGACTTTTAAGCCATGGATTATCGGAACAGATGCTACTCAAATAGGCCAAGAAGTAGAATGGCAAGTTCTATGTTCCGCTCTCGGTCCTCCGGGAGCTTCTATCACTAGTTATATTAGGTATGGTCAAGGTATTGATCAATATACTGAATCGATCATGTTGGCTTGTGATATTGGTCTAATCAATAAGGCCGGAGCTTGGTATACTTTAGACTTTGTTGATGAAGGAACAGAGAAAAAACCAAAGATGCAAGGCACCGAAAAAATCAGGCAGTTTTTGCTTGACAATCCGGAAACATATAGTAAACTCAACGCATCAATCAAGAGTACCATGGGAATCAAATGCTAGTAAAGGACTTGGATGGCATTGCTCACACTTGGAACTTGACAGGAAATATGGCTCATGGAAAGACTACTAATAAGTCCTCTTTGCATATAAGAGCCAGAGCCTTGTTATCTACTCAGTTTCCAACACTACAATTGCTGGAAGAAATTCCAATTATATTGCGTAAGTCTGAGACTTTGTACTTAGATTTTTATATGCCTCTTAATAGAACTTGTGTGGAAGTTCATGGAGAACAACACTATAAATTCGTTGGTCATTATCATAATAATGCTCTAGGCTTCATGAAGCACAAAAAGAGAGATAAAGAAAAACTGGAATGGTGTGAATTAAACGGTATTAAATATATAGAACTACCCTTTAATGAGTCTGATTCAGAATGGCTAAATAGGATTACAGGGAAATGAATACTAAAGAACAAGTTGAAGAATGGGATCGTATATTAGACGAATATGAAAAATCTATTGGTCTAGGAACATATTCTGATATTCATAATTTTACAGAAGAAGAATTAAATTCCTACTTCTCTATGTCACGGGATGTGATAGAAAAATTAACCCCAGAAGATTGTGCACAGATCTCCTTGAGATTAGCCCAATATGCTTTGTTCTTACAAAGAACTATTAATAGAGAAATAGCTAGACATAACTGGGCCGAAGAATCAATTAAGGAATCTATCGCTGACGAAATTAATAACTATAAGGGATATGGGTATATAGAAAAATCTCTTCAGGCTATTAAGCATAACGATAAGGCTAGTGGATTAAATCGTATAAAAAAATATGCAAAACAAAGAATGGACAGATTATCCTATTTAGCGAACAATATTAAAAACTTATCCGATATTATATTAGCAGTACAGAAAACAAAGGTGAAACATGGATCTTAATGACCTAATAAAAAATCCAGATCAAATTAAAAGTCTCATAGAGGTTCTGCAAGCTCTTTTACCAAAAGAGCAAGAAAATACAGAGTCTGTTGTAGCAACAAGTAAAATTAAGAGTAAAAACTCAACTAGATCAACATCCACAATCAAGACACGCGGAGGACAAAAGCGCCGTAAGTCTAACAGTGGTGATGGTCTTAATAAGTTTGAAAGTATGTCTGAATTTGGTATGCATAAAGAGGATTCTGCAATAGATAAAGTTTTGTCTAAAATTCCACCGGTTGCTAGAACAAGAGACGAAGCCGAGCCGGTGAATGTGGTTTGTAGAATATGTGGAAAAAAAGAGAGTGTCAGTCCCTCGTTAATTTTTGATTCAATCTCTCGTTATAAATGTAATACTTGCGCTACACAATCAGGTTAATTTTAAGGTTTATTAAATATGATTTTATGCGATCCTTCGGCAGAAAGAGCCGTATTAAGTGGCATTCTTCAATATGGTGAAGATGCTTTTTTAGACGTTAGTGATCTTATACAAGAGTCTACATTTACAGTAGATAGTAATCAGCTTATTTTTCGGTGTTTAAAAACAATATGTGAAAAGCACCAAAAACCCAACATAGACTTGGCACTAATCTACTCTACTGCACAAGAACTAGAAATTGGACATATTCTCACAAAGAAAGAAGAAGCTTTACATTTAAAGGCTATTAGTGATTTTCCTGTTAATCTAGAAAACATTCGCAAATTTGCTGCAAAAATCAGAAAACTTGAAATTGCTAGACTTCTACATAAGCAACTCAAAACCGCTCAAGATAAAATCTTAGACGTTAATGGTAGCGAAAGTATTTCCTCTATCATAGGTATTGCTGAAGATAGTGTTTTTAATTTTGCTTCTTCTATTAATAATGATAACGATAATGCTCCGTCCTTAATGGGAGAAGGCTTAGAAGAATACATAGAATATCTACAAACCAATACTATTGATCAGGTTGGTATTCCTACTGGCTTTCCGGTTTATGATCAAGCTATCGGAGGAGGATTGAGAAAGGGTACTGTTAATGTTATTGGAGCTAGACCAAAAACTGGTAAAACACTATTGTCTGACAATATGGGTAGAAATATAGCTAAACTAGGTATACCTGTTTTAAACATGGATACCGAAATGAGCAAAAAAGACCATATACATAGACTACTAGCTATGTCATCAGAAATAGAAATAGCTAAAATTGAAACTGGAAAATTCACAGAGTCTCCAGTACATAAAGCAAAAATACTAGAAGCTGTGACAGAACTAAAAAATATGCCTATACATCATAAGGTAATAGCAGGAAAACCTTTTGAAGAACAGCTATCCATTATGAGAAGATGGATAGTTAAAGAAGTAGGATTAAATGACGACGGTACAGCTAAAGATTGTGTTATCTTTTATGACTATCTTAAGCTTATGGATACGGCAGGAATGGATAAAGATCTCAAAGAGTATCAGCTACTAGGCTTTATGATGACAGCACTTCATAACTTTGCTGTAAAGTATCAAGTTCCAATCATGGCTTTTATTCAATTGAATCGAGATGGTATTACTAAAGAAAGTACAGATTCTGCTAGTGGTTCTGATCGTATTATATGGTTGTGTAGCAATTTCAGCATCTTCAAACGAAAGTCTGATGAAGAAATAGCAGAAGACGGGGTTGAGGGAGGTAATAGAAAACTTATTACTTTGATCGCTCGTCACGGAGGAGGTTTGGATGACAATGACTATATCAACTGTAATATGAAGGGCTGGTGCGCTAAAATTACAGAGGGTAAGACTAGACTAGAACTATTGAGTAATAATAAACAACACCAAGATGGATTTATCGTTGATGACGAAAATAATAAAGAAGACATTCCCTTCGTATAATCAGTATCAGTTAAAAGAATTGTCTGATGCTGTTTGTGATGACATAGAAAATTTGTTAATTACTTTGGGTATTGAAGACTATAAGATTCTTGATAAAATGGTTATTATGCCATGCCCCATTCACAGTGGGGATAATGCTTCTGCTTTTAATCTTTATTACCAAGGAGATTCTTATAGAGGAAACTGGAAATGTAGAACACATCAATGTGAGGGTGTTTTTAAATCTTCTATTATTGGTTTTATACGTGGATGTTTATCCAGAATCAAAAAAAACTGGACAAAACCAGGCGATGATATGATATCTTTTAATGAAGCCGTAGAGTATGCTGTACAATTTAGTAATCACAACGTTCGTGCAATATCTACACCTAAAAAAGATCAAGAAAAACATACATTTGTTAATACCGTTAACTATATCACCAAGAATAATACCAAAGCTACCAATCAAATAGCTCGTTCAACAGTGGTGAAGTCTTTACAAATCCCATCGTCTTATTTTCAAACTAGGAACTTTAGCAAGAAGATTCTAACAAAATACGATGTTGGAGAATGTACAACTAGCGGCAGAGAGATGTACAACAGAGCTGTGGTTCCGATCTATGATCAAGACCATAAGCATATGATAGGATGTACTGGGCGAACAATTAATAATGAAAACCCAAAATGGAGACACAGCAAAGGATTTTCTGCTAATGAATCTTTGTATAATTTCTGGTATGCTAAAGAACACATTAAAGCACTCGGTGGAGTAGTTTTGGTGGAAAGCCCTGGTAATGTATGGAGACTTGAAGAAGCAGGAATACACAACTCTGTTGCTATATTTGGTTCTTCGTTGGGAGATAAACAAAAAATGCTTCTTGATATTTCTGGCGCTATGACTATTGTAACCTTAATGGATAACGACGAAGCTGGTAAAAAAGCAGCAGATCAGATTCTACAAAAATGTCAAAGAACGTATAATGTTAAACATATTCAACTCACCGACTATCCAGATGTTGCAGAAATGCCTTTGGAAAAAGTAATAAAAGATATTAAACCATTAATTGAAAGCCATATCAAATGCTAATATTAGGAATATCTGGAAGAAAACAGTCCGGTAAAAGTACTACTGGAAATTTTATATACTCTATCTATATGTCTAATCTTGGCATATCCAATAAAGTATATATCAACGAGTATGGACAAATTATAGTATCTGATTTATTGGGGGATACTAATTATGCTGGAGTATTTGATCCTACCAATCATTATGGTAATAACGACTATATTATTTCCCAAGTGTTTGAAAAATTAGCTCCATATATTAAGATATATAATTTTGCAGATGTCTTGAAGAGGGATATTTGTATGAATATTCTTGGATTAACCTATGATCAATGTTATGGTTCTGATGAAGAAAAAAATGCGCCAACGAACCTTCAATTAGACGGTAAGTGTCTATCAGCCAGAGATATTTTACAATATATAGGAACCGACGTATTTCGTAAAATTAAACCAGACGTTTGGGTGGAAGCTACGATTACTAAAATAAAGAAAGATAAACCAGAGTTAGCTATTATTACAGACTGCAGATTTCCAAATGAAGTAGACATAGTTAAAAATAATAATGGTAAAATTCTGAGACTTTCAAGAGATTTGCATCATTCTGACCACATTAGCGAAACCATCTTAGATCCAGAAAATTATAATTGGACAAATTTTGATTTTGTATTAAATAATGATAATATGTCCATATTAGAACAACTAACAGAAACCAAAAATATTTTAGAGGAGATACTAAAATTATAATCACATACTTTCGAAGTAGTTCATATAATACCCACAGTCTTTGTGAGCAACAATATTTTATTGAATATGTTCTTGGATGGAGAGGTCCGTCTGGTCAAAAGGCCGATAAAGGAACTATTGTCCATAAGGTTTTAGAAATTTTAGCTGTCATTAAAAAAGGACAGCAAGACGGTATGACCGAAATAGACGATGATGTAGTTGGCCATATTGATGTGAATAATTATAATCTGGATACTATCACACAAAAAGTATACAAGCACTACACAGAGAGATCTCCGCATCACAAGTGGGCACCTAAAGACTATAAGGATTGTCATTCCTGGGTTTATAAGGCAATCGAATTAAATAATGGCATGTTTGATCCTAGAAATCGTAATATTTTAATGCCAGAACAACATTTTGATTTTGAAATAAAAAAACCATGGTCTAAATACTCTTATAATCTTACAGACGGTTCTGTATTAGAGGGTAATTTGGCCATGAAAGGTACTATTGATTTAATAACTCTTGTTAATAAAGATACTATCGAGGTAATTGACTGGAAAACAGGTAAAAGATTAGACTGGGCAACGGGACAAGAAAAAACCCAAGAAAAGCTTGAGAACGATCCACAACTAAGAATTTACCACTATGCCATTAAACACTTATATCCTGATATTAAAAACATTATATTCTCTATCTATTTTATTAATGATGGTGGACCTTTTTCTATTTGTTTTCATGATAGCGATATTGCTGAAACAGAAAATATACTTCGTAGAAAATTTGATATAATAAAACAAACTACTAAACCTAAACTTAATAAGTCTTGGATGTGTAGTAAACTGTGTCATTTTGGTAAGACTACTTTTGCTAATACTAGTATCGAACCTGTTATCGAGTATAGAAATGGTCAGTTGTGCTCAAAGGACACGACCATGACAAAGTGCGAACAAATAAAACACGATCTAGACTTATATGGAATCGACGCTACTATAGGGCTATACAAGCACCCGAATCACTCCTTTGGATCATACAAAGCTCCCGGAACATGAAACAATACATCCCTTTGCATGTACATTCTCATTATAGTCTTATGGATGGTCTTAGTAAGCCAGCTCAAATAGCAACTAGATGTGCTAAAATTGGAGTTCAATCTTGTGCTATTACTGATCATGGATCTATTTCTGGAACAGTACAGTTTTATCAAGCACTTAAGAAACAAAAGATAAAACCAATACTAGGTTGTGAGCTATATATTTCTAAAGACAATAGTTCATTAAAAGTCAAAGAAAATAGCAAACTAAGTCACTTTTTAGTTTTGGCTAAAAACTATGCTGGGTGGAAAACCTTGATTAATATTGTTTCAGAATCTAACTCAGAATCTAACTTTTATCATAAGCCAAGACTAGACTTTAAAACACTATCCAAGCTATTAGATGGTAATATTATAGGATTTTGTGGTCATTTGGGATCCAGTCTAGCTAATCTAATTCAAGAATCCACAGATTCCATAGAAAAGTCTGGCACAGAATTCATTGCTCAAATGAAAGATATTTTTGGTCAAGACAATTTCTTTCTAGAAGCACAACTAATGGATAGAGAGTATTCTAAAGAACAAATAGAAATGACAGAGCATATTAGAAGGCTTGGTCAAATAACTAATACTAAAGTAATCTGTACTCCAGATGCCCATTATTGTGAAAAAGAAGACGCTATTGATCAACGCATATTACTATGTAATAATCTTAAAACAACACTAATTGATGTCAATAAAAAAATTCTTAACGATGAATCTGTAGCTATGGATTGTTTTTTTAAGTCAGATAATTTCCATATTCTAAGTCCAGAAGAAATGGCAAGTCTACATACAGACGAAGAAATAGAAAATACTAACTATGTAAATTCATTATGTGAAGAATACGATATTCTACACAAACCTCTTCTTCCAGAATTTAAATGTCCGCCAAACTTTAATCCCGACGAATATCTAAGAGAACTATGTCGTAAAGGATGGAGAGAAAAAATAGATAAGCAAATAGCTAAAGAAGACCATCAACAGTATGTAGATAGAATCAAATTTGAACTAGAAATCTTACAAGGTGCCGGATTATCTAGTTACTTTTTAATTGTGCAAGATATTGTTAATCTCGTTAGATCTAAGGGTTGGTTGCCGGGTCCGGGTAGAGGTTCTGCTGCTGGATGTTTAGTATCATATCTAATCGGAATCACGTCTATCAATCCTATAAAGTATGATTTGATCTTTGAAAGATTTTATAATGCTGGTAGAAACACATCAGACCATATCTCTATGCCAGATATTGATGTTGACGTACCCATTAATAAAAGAGAACAGATTATCTCATATATTAAAAACAAGTATGGTCACGATAAAGTATCTCAAATGATTACATTTAATACTATGAAGGGTCGAGGAGCCCTAAAAGAAGTATTAAGAGTCTATGGTAATATTAGTTTCGACGAAATGAACCGTATAACTAAATACATTCCGGATGAAGCTAAAATTGCAGACGAACTACAAGAGATGAAAGAAGATACTGGAGAAGCATCAATTATTCGATGGGCCTTAGAAAATAATGTTGACAAACTCAAAGAATGGTGCTATATATCTGAAGACAATACACTAGCAGGCCCTCTTGCTAAAAGATTTGAACAAGCTATACGTTTAGAAGGAACAAAATCTAACCAATCGAAACATGCTGCTGGTGTAGTTATTAGTAGCGAAAATCTAAAACTTGTTTGTCCTATGATATATGATTCTAAGAACAAGCAGTCGATTGCTGGTATGGAGATGCAAGATTTAGAAAGCCTTGGCGTGATTAAATTTGATATTCTTGGTATAGCTATGTTGGATAAAATTATGACTATAACAGATATCCTTAAAAATGGAGAATAATTATGGAGAAACAGTTCAGTCAATTAGCAGTAGGTGATAAGTTTATGGTAAATGGCGTACAATATGTTAAAGCAGTAGAAGTTAAAGTTAGTTGTTGCAAGTCGATCAACGCAACTGCTTCGGCTAACAGTAACGAGAAGACTTTTTTCCCAGGAAATACCCTAGTAACAGTGGAAACCAATGGCTAATTTTCAAAAATTTTGTGTGTTCGATTTAGAGACAGATGGTTCTAATCCAGATGTCTGTAGTCCAGTACAAATTGCTGCTGTGATTATAGATCCTTTTAGATTAGAAATAGTGAAAGATTCAGAGTTTAATATCACACTAAAACCAGCAGCTTTGGAAGAAAAAGAAGAATACGCCTATGAAGATAGCGATGTTCTTGATTTTCATGCCAAAGTAAGGGGGTGCGCTAAAGACAAGATTCTATCAGATTGGCATTCTTATCAGAAACAAGAGCATGGATGGAAGATGTTTGTATCTTACCTAGATATGTATCATACAAGGTCCGATAGAAAATCTTGCTTTAGTGCCCCTATTGCTGCTGGATATAATATTAACAGATTCGACTTAAAAATCATAGATAGATTAAGTCAGAAATATAAGAACATCAATAAGGAAGGAAAATCCAGTCTTTTTTATCCAAGAGACGTTGTGGATTTAATGAATGTTGTATTTTATTGGTTCGAAGGTAATAACGAACTCAAAAATTACACACTAGACCATGTAAGAGATTACTTTGGTTTAAGCAAAGAAGGTTCACATGATGCTCTTAAAGATGTTAAAGACACAGCAGAGCTTTTGATTAGGTTTATGAGACTATTTAGGAACACATCATCTAAGGTAAAATTTAAAGGATCGTGTACAGCAAATGGCTGAGTATTATACTTTTGATTGCGGTTGTAAATTTCCTGTTATTTCTCAGTCTGGTGAATTCCCTAAAATTGATTTTACTCCAAATGTAGAGAATCTAAATTTAGATTGCCAAAGAACATGGGAACTGATATCAGAAGGAAATACAAAAGGTTGTTTTCAGCTAGAGTCTAGGTTAGGCCAAACGATGGCCCGTAAGCTTAAACCAGAAAATATGGAACAGCTATCTGGTCTGATCAGTATTCTTAGACCAGGATGTTTGGAAGCCTATAGAGATGGCAAAAGCGTATCTAATCACTATATAGATAAAAAGAATGGATCTGAGTCAATTGACTTTTTCCATCCTGCTCTTGAAGAATCTTTAAAGAGTACCTACTCAGAAATGGTCTACCAAGAACAGGCTATGCAAATCTCACAAAAAATTGCGGGATTTGATCTTCAAGAAGCCGATATGTTAAGAAAAGCTATTGGGAAAAAGAAACCAGAAGAAATGGCTAAGGTTAAAAAGAAATTCATTGAGGGAGCAAAAAAGGTTAAAATTGTTGACGAATCTGAAGCAGAAGAGATTTTCGGTTGGATAGAAAAATCTCAGAGATATAGTTTTAATAAGTCCCACGCGATTTCATATGCTATTAATGCTTATATGTCAGCATATGCGAAAGCACACTTCCCAAGAATCTTTTTTGCATCATATCTAAGATTTGCTAAAGACAAAATAGATCCTCAACAGGAAATAAAAGAGCTGGTTAGAAATGCAACCGAAATGGATATTATTGTTTCTATTCCAGATATACGATATCTAAACGAATTCTTTATTCTCAAGAATAAGATTATTTATTTTGGATTAACAGATATCAAAGGGGTTGGTCAATCTGTCTTTAAGAAGATATTAAGCTTAACAAAAGAAATAGACCTCAAAACCGCAACATGGCTACAAATCCTAACTCAACTACTGCTCAATATTAATTCAACAGCAAGTAAAGCATTGATCTCTGCTGGGGCTTTGGACTATTTAAAAAAGAATAGAACAGAGATGCTATTTGAATATGATATATGCTCTTCTTTAACTAAAAAAGAATTACAGCTTTTAATGGAAATAATATCAGAAAGCAATCCCAAGAACCTCAAAGAAGCATTAGGTTCTATGTTGTTAATCAAAAAAGTGACTAAAAATAGGCAACCTAATATTCAAGCTTTAATTCAGTCTATAGATAAACCTCCATATTCTTTGCTAGATAAAATTGAGTGGTTATCTGACTCTGAGAATTCTTTACTTGGCACAGCAATAACCTGTTCCAAGCTGGATACTTATGATACTAGTATGTCAAACTGTAACTGTAAAACATTTAAAACTACTTTTACCAAAGAAAATATTGTTTTAGCTGCCGAAATTAGTAATATCAATATTACCAAAACCAAAAACGGTAAAAATCCAGGACAAGAAATGGCCTTTCTCACAATTGAAGATCAGTACGGAGTATTGGATTCTGTTGTCTTTTTTCCAGAACAATTAGCTAAATATAAACATCATTTATTTGTTGAGAATATTCTCGTTTTTGTAGGAAATAAAAGCAAGACCAAAGACGGTCTTATAGTAGAAAAATGTTTCATCCCAGTCACTTGACACCAACCCGACTCCAAATATAATACTCATGGCGTTTGAGTTTTTTTGAGTTTAAACTTTTAGGAGAATATTCATATGAATATTACTTTGCTTCGAGGGAATTTAGCTAGAGATCCAGAATTGCGTATTGTTAACACTTCAGGTAAGCAAACATCTGTGGTCAACTTTACTGTTGCAGTATCTAGAGAGTATGTGAAGGCTAGCGGAGATAAGGATAAGATTACTTCCTTTATTAACTGTGAAGCCTGGGATACCGGGGCTGAGATGATTGCAGAATCCTTTAAGAAGGGTGATCTAGTAATGATTGAGGGATCTTTACGAAATGACTCGTGGGAAAAAGACGGTGTGAAACACAGCAGCTTGAAGGTTAGAGTAAATAACTTTTCAAAGATCGCTAAGCTATCACGACCAAGTAGTAAAACAGAAAATGCTGAGTCTGTAGCTTTCTGAACATAATTCATCCAGGAAAAAGCAGAATACGGGGGCGAAAGCCCCCTTATTTTGTATCTATAATATGTCAAACAAACTTAAAATCTTAATGTGTTCCGAAGCTAGTTTTTTAAATTCTGGATTTGGAACGTATACCAAAGAACTACTCTCTCGTCTTCATAAAACCAACAAATATGTTATTGCAGAATTTGCTTCTTATGGTTTTGTCAATGACCCAAGAGACAAAGACATTGAGTGGACCTACTACGCAAACGCTGTAAAAGACACGGACCCTAGACATAAAGAATATACGTCTAGAGGAGATAACCAATTTGGTCGATGGAGATTTGAGAAAGTTCTATTAGATTTTAAGCCAGATGTAGTTATTGATATTAGAGACTATTGGATGACAGCATACCAAGAAACGTCGCCTTTGCGTAAGTATTTTCATTGGATTCTGATGCCAACAGTGGATTCTGAACCACAACAAGAGGACTGGATAGATACCTTCTTATCGGCAGATGCTATTTTTACATATTCTGATTGGGGTGCAGAAGTTCTTAAAAAACAAAGCTCCAACAAGATTAAATATATTGATACTGTTTCTCCAGGAGTTGATTTAAATACATTTAAGATCAAAGACAGAACAGCTATAAAAAAAGCAGCAGGATTCAAAGATAATGACATTATCATTGGTTCTGTCATGAGAAATCAAAAAAGGAAACTCTTTCCAGAACTGCTAACATCTTTTCGCTCTGTCTTAGATAATCTTGAAAATACTAATCCAGAACTTGGCTCAAGACTATTTTTATATCTACATACCAGCTATCCAGATATGGGATGGGATATTCCCGAACTCTTAAAGGATACTAGATTAGCTAACAAGGTTTTCTTTTCGTATGTATGCAAAAGTTGCAAAAATACTAGCTGTAATGTTTATAGTGGTGTTCAAACAGTTTGTCAAAAATGTTTGCACAAAACATGCGGTATGCCATCTGTTACAGATGGATTTAGCTCATCAAATTTAGCAGACGTATATAATCTGTTCGATCTTTACGTTCAATATTCCATATGTGAGGGATTTGGGATGCCTCAAGTGGAGGCCGGGGCCTGTGGAGTACCCGTTGCAACGGTTGATTATAGTGCTATGTGCGACGTTATTAAAAAGCTCGATGCCTTCCCAATCAGGGTTAAAACCAAGTTCAAGGAACTCGAAACCAAAGCATTAAGAGTATATCCAGATAATGATCACTTGGCCAGTATTATCTTAGATTATATACAGTTACCAGAAGATATTAGAAACAATAAAAGACAAACAATTAGAAAATTGACAGAAAAATATTATGATTGGGATCAAGTAGCCGAAACATGGGAAAAGTATCTGGATAGCTTAGACCAATCAGGGTTCAGATCAAATTGGGACTCTAAAGCCCAGACGATTGGCCCAATACAAAAATCTCAAAATATTAATCGTCACGATCATTTCGAAACACTATTATCAACCTGTAGCTATCCTTTCAACAAACCGGACATGATAGCATCTGCAAAAATTCTAGGTATGCTACGAGATGCTGATTATGGATTTGCTCAAGGCGGACCAACTCAAATTATTCCTTTTGGATATAACAACATAGAAGACTATTTACAAATCTTGGTTAATAATCAAAACCATGCTGAGAAGGTCAAAGAAGACAAAGTTTCTTTTGACGAAGATTTTATCCTATACGCAAAGCTGAAGAATCAAAAATGAATACAATATATCTAGGACCATATAGAGATAATACAATTAATGGGGTGTGGTCGTATAATATTTTATCCAGCCTATTAGAACATCCAAACCATCAAGTAACTTGCAGACCAATATACTTAGAATCATCAAATGTAAGTACTCGCAATCCTAGAAATAACGATTCTGCTATATCGGCAGCAGAACATACCATTCAGTCAACATATGACTGCTTGATTCAACATATACGTCCAGAAAATATTGTTTCTAATAAATCTCTTAAAAATATTTGTATACCAATTATAGATAGTGAATTTTTATCTCATAAAGCTATTACCAATCTTAAGAATTGTGATTTAATTCTAGTTGATAATGCATTAAATTTCCAAAAGTTATCTACCATACTTGAACAAACCTCAAACATAGAGCTATTTCAATATGGGGTTGATACTAATTATGGCAATGATACATATGATTTTGGTCCATATTCGTATATGAAAAAAATGTATACGATAGCGAATTATGCTGCAAATTCTGATCTTTATAGCGATCTTTTGATAGACTTTATTATTTTGACACAAAAATATGAAAACTTATGTTTGGTTTTATTTGTTGTAGATTCCGGAGGGTCTATACAAGAAATACAAAAGATAATAGATAAAACATATGAGAGCCTCAATATAATAGCTTCGCTCAAAAAGATTTGTATTATACCAATCTTACCAACTATAGAAAATCTGGTTTCTTGTCATAAAATATGTGATATGTATTTGAATATTAACGATGACATTCGTAGCACAGCAAACTCTGCATATGCGTATGCCTTAGATAAGCCAACAATTGAACACCATAATCTATCGTTTCAAATGACCCCTATAAGAAATAGTAAAATTAGTAAACATTGGTACGATGTCCCATCTAATCAGAGTATAATGACAGCTATGCAAAATATTTTATCTAATCCAACTAAGGGTCAGTTTTTACCAAATTCAAAATCTCTGGAATTGTTTTTATGAGTTCTAACTTTGTCTATAATACGCTTAATAAATTATTAGATAGTAATATTAATATATTATATGAACCAAATCAAAGCTTATTTGATGTTGTATTTCCTGAAATAGACGCAACAATATTACGAACAGAATCAGCTTCTTCTAAGTATTTTTACTATGATGCTTATGTAACCAGTAATTTTTTCTCTCATGTAAATTATAGAAATAAATTCTTACACAATCATCAAACTCAAGACGTTGTAATCTTTCATCAAAAAACCCCAAATGTATTTAAAAAAGAAGATAAAACGATATTAAGAAACAATTTGTCTTCTGCCTATAAAATATTTCCAACCAGCGTTATTGCAGACGAGTGGGGAATACAAGATAAAAAATCAATAACTATTAATTATGGAATACCAAGTATAAAACATGAATTAATACCATTTAAAAACAGAAATACTGTTTTATTTATGAATTTTAATGATGATACAAATGTAAATAATTTATTTGCTAGTATTAAAACATTTTTCCCTGATGCTATTTTAATAAACAAATTAGTAAATAACAGTTTAGAAGAAACACTTAAATTAATATCCAACTATAAAATAGTTATAGATTTAGCACATCCATTCAACGCCCTATGTGCAACAGCTTGTGGGTGCTTCACTGTAACTAATCAGATTAGTGATGATTCAATTAAGTCTTGCTTGGTTACACAGAATTTTAGAGACGCAAAAGAATTACTATCGGATATTATTAATAACGCTAATACCGATTTAATTGAAAAAGATAAAGAGTACATTATAATGAATTATTCAATGAACATCTTTATAGATAATATGACAAAACTATTTAATAGAATCAAAATGGAGCCATTCATAATATGAAACGTAATATTCATTTGTGTAATATTCACAGTAAACAAGTATCAGATGCTGAACCAGTAGACATATCTACTATTTCTAGTGTTGTTAATTTGTCTGTCGATACTATTTTTTGCGATTCTTTAGAGTCTATAGCAGCAGAAGATTTGTCTAAAAAATTTGTAGAAATATTAAACAAAATCCGACCTAATGGATATCTGATATTAAATATCTTAGACATAAAAAAACTTTGCTCAGAGTACTTACAAAATACTATTTCAAACCAAGTTTTCTTATCACTAATCAAAGACAAAAATAATTTTATTAGTATAGATAATATATATTCTTTAATAGACACTAAACATTTTCAAATTATGAAAATCGATACTGATCAAAATACTATTTCTGTAGTTATTCAAAGGACAAAAATATGACAGCAACATCTTGTAAGGACTGTGTTTTTGCTCATTCAATTAATTCTATTAAGTCATGTGATTTTAATCTTATTGATAGTATAAAAAATACTAGAGATATAGAAACTAAAGACAATTATAACTATATTCCAAACTATCACTGTAAGTATGGCCTATCTAAAAAAACATATTACGCCAATAAGGATAAGTTTGAAGAAATTGATTTGATGAACTATATTCGACATAGAAATCTAATAAAATATTATCTTGTCATAGATTTAGAAGACGAGACTAATATTGAAGCATTATGCTTACATATCAATTCTTTATCGATTAAACCTGATTTTGTTTCTATATTAGCCTATGCATCTGATATGGCTGATCTTATAGAAGTTATCAAAACTAACATTGGTTCGGATATAAGGTGGAAACTGCACAATTTAATAAATAAAGACATGGATCATAGTCTTGCTTTAAAGGTTGCTTTAGATACGAGTCCTATTCTTGATAAAACACAGTTTATCTGGATTAATAGATCATCTGATATGCAATATATAGCTGAGTCTGATATTGTATCTAAAATTAACTATATCGTAAATATAGAGCAGCCTGTTTGTAATTTTGTTGGCTCTCAAATCTTATCAAGCGATAATTTCCATAATTTATTGATGTCTGTTGCCACATACAAACACATTATTAAACATATTTCCTCTTCCTTAGCAGATGGCATAAAGCAATTAGGAACAACAGTAACAGCTTATTATGATTAATGTTTTAGTTTTAATACCAGAAATAACAAAGGGAATGAAATCCATTGGATCAAAATCTTTGTTAAAAATTAAAAACTCTAAATCTATCATAGAACACCAAATCGAACTATTGCTTTCTATGAAGAATAAAGTCTCTATTAATATTGCAACAGGATTTGATAATGACAAAATAAATAAAACTATAGATAAATACAAAAATATTAATATCATATATAATGATCAATATGAAAATACTAATTATGGTAAATGTATAAAATTATTCATACAACAAAATCCGAATATTGATAATTTATTTGTGATCGGGAGCGGTATTCTTTTTAAAGAGAATATTTTTTCGCAAAGTTCTTTTGGTAATATATCTAGAATTTTTATATTAGACAAACCAGCCAATAATTTTAACATAGGATGTAATCCCAATAAAAATATTGAATATTTGTTTTATGATTTACCAGAGCCTTGGGCAGAGTGTGTGTATTTCGATCTTTCCGGAATCGGAGGATTGAAAACTTTAATAGAACAGAAAAATATAGATCAGATGTATATTTTTGAAATAATCAACGATTTATTATTATTGAATATAGATTTTCAGAAAGAGTATTTTTCTAGAAGCAAGTTTTTTAAAATATCTAGTACAAAAGACATAAATAGGGCTAAATTATTTATATGAGTATATTATTTATTCAGGATTCGGATAATAAGTTCGTTAATAATATAAAATTAACACAGATTCCAAACCACCAGATAATGTTTGGTCCTATAAATCAAAATTTATATGGTTTATACTATAATTATCGTTTTAGTCATTTGATACTCATGGCTTCTATGCTGGACCAAGAAACTCTACAGTTTGTGTCAGAATATCATGCAGAAATTAAATGCTATGTATATAGCGATATTTATATAAGTCCTAATATAGTAGAGCTATATAAGAATAAGGTTACTTTTATCTTAAGAAACAAACAGAATCATATCTCTAAAGATAATTCTATTATACTACCTAAACTAGTGAACGAAGAACTCTTTAATAGTCTCAATCAATCGCCAAACAGACATAATTCTATTATTTGTTTTATAGATCATTTAGATAAAATTCCTGACTCATTAAATCAATATTTATATCCAATGACAAAGCTACCAATTAAATTATTTAATAATAGTAACATAAAACATCATCAAAACCTAGGAACTCTATCAGAGATAGACAAAGCATCTATGCTGCAACAGGTTCGATATTATCTTACTATTGACGAGCACTATCTTGCTGAAGCTTGGGCTGGAGGATGCGATGTTTTGACTATAGAGGAATTAGACCTAATACAACCCAAAAAATATAAACATAAAAAACAATGTCAAACATATAAAAGCTTTATGGAGAATTTTTTAAATGCTTAAATCGTCAGATATCGGTTTTGTATCGCTAAAGCTTACTAATACTAGTTTTTATGAAAATCTACTACAAACAGCAAGACAATTTATAGATAATCAACCATACAATCAAATTGTGGTATTTAATAGTTTTTGTGATAAAATAGATACTCATTCTGTGCCAATATTACACCTTAACCATGCTAAGTTTTTTAATGGGAATCTTATATTGTTTGATTTGGCTAGTGTTCTTTTAACACAAAGCTTCACTAATATTAAAAAACGATTTCTTTATACTAAAGACACTCCATGGGCTACTTCGCCAACTACTAAGTATACCGAATGGTTAAAGTTATATGGGTCTAGTAATCTTGATATTATTGTTCCAAACCACCAACTATATGATATATACAGCATATGTTGGAAACAACCAGTAGGAATATCGGAGAATTTTCATTATGAAGAAATCAAAAATTTTATACTCTAATTTGTCAGACGAAGAAAAGTATACCATATTAGATCAACTATATTCTCAACAACAACAAAGTTTTGCAGATATAGCTGATGCGTATGAGACATATCCTAATAAGGTTCGCAGAGACGCTAAGAGACTTCAAATTCAAATTAGAAATAAATCTGAGGCTCAAAAAAATGCCTTATCTTCTGGCAAACATAAACATCCAACAAAGGGTAAGCCAAGGTCTGCCGACATAAAAAAGAAAATAGGTTCTGGAGTTCTTAGTTCATGGGAAGAATTGACAGATCAAGAACTTCAGTTAAGAAAAGATAAAGCAAAAGAAAACTGGCAAAAGTTGAGTGAAGAAGAAAAACAGAACATGCAAAGAGCAGCAACTAATGCTGTAAGATTAAGTAGCAAGGTAGGATCTAAGTTAGAGAAATTTATTTTGACACAATTACTTGCAGATGGTTATTATGTTGAATTCCACAAAGAACAAACTCTTGTAAATACCAAGTTGCAAATCGACCTGTTTCTTCCTAAGATAAACACAGCGATTGAGATTGATGGACCTTCTCATTTTTTGCCGGTTTGGGGAGAAAATGCATTACAAAAAAATATCTCCTATGATCAAAAAAAGGAAGGATTGATTCTAGGAAAAGGCTGGCATCTGATTAGGATCAAACAGCTACGAGATTTTTCTACTACCAGATCACAAATTCTATACGATAAATTAATTCAAGTAATAAGCCAAATAGATTCTAATACTACCCCACAAAGAATTATAGTTGAGGACTAAAATGATCAAAAAAGATAAAGTTGAAAACAAGTTAGAAACTGAACATGAACAGGAAGCTGTCCGTATTCCAATTATTACGGATATAGAATGGACAGACTATGTATTAGGTCTATTATCTGATGATGAAAAAATAGCCGGAAATCCAACAACAGATGGATTAAGAAGAGTTTTTGAAATTGCTCTAAATTGTCTGGTAATTAATGCGTCTACTAATGTGGTCCAATCTCCGGCCCCTGACAACGAAAAAAGAGCTACTGTTGTTCACACCATTGACTATGTATTAAAAGATGTTCCGTCAGAGGAGTCTGAGTTTAAATACAGGTCTGTAAGTGGCTCTGCTGACGTTTATTGGGGGAATTGTGACAAGATCTATCGTAATCATCCCGTTGCTGTTGCAGAAACTCGGGCTGAAGGTAGAGCACTAAGACGAGCACTAAGGCTTAGAAAAGTTGTGGCAGCAGAAGAAATTGCCAAGGACATGGAGGATCATCCTGATCAAAATTCTGTATCCAAGATTAGCCATAATCAAATAAATTTTGTTGACGTAATGGCACAAAGACTTAATATAAGTGTAATTAAGCTGTTGGAAAGCAATCAATTGGTAACAGATAATATCTACAATTTATTGCATGAAGATGCTGTTAAAGTAATTAGGCAGTTATCTAAATTCCAACAGAATATATCGGAAATTCCCGAAAACATTTTAGGTTACTCTAGCGACTGGAAATAAACATGAAAGTTACTTATAAGGCTAATGATAAGCTACAGTTTGAACTTGAAGGATCTGGACAAAAGGAAGTATTCAAAGAACTCTCCTTAATACAAGAAATCTTCAGCGAAGACAAATGCGGAGCTTGTGGTAAAAATAACTTTAAGTTCGTAGTTAGAAATGTTGATAGTAATGACTATTATGAACTAAGATGTAATGAATGTAGTGCTGTCTTATCATTTGGTCAACACAAAAAGGGTGGTACTTTATTTCCAAAGCGCAAAGATGACGAAGGAACATATCTACCCAACAAGGGATGGCACAAGTGGGTACCGGACGGAAAAGAAGCTAAGAAGTAATTTAGATCTCTTTTTTCCACTTTCCAACTGGACACTCTTGATCCGCCCAAGCCAATTTACTAGCAAACATTTTGTTACGAAATAAGGGACACCCACATTTTGTACATGTGTCTTCTTTAAAGAATTCACAAGTCATACAGATGTCATGTCTTTTAATAATCTGTTCTTCTGTACAGGTAGGCATTCCTGTTTTTAAATGATTAATTGCAGCACCAGCAAAGTTCTTAATCTTTTGGGAAAAAGAAATTTTATCCTCTAATGATCTTTGCAAAGATTTTTTACACGGAAACATCGGTGGAGAATCGATAGGATCCTGAACAGTTATTTTTATTCCACAGTTTTTGCATTCGTAGTGAATATTATCAAGTGTTATAAACTCACAAAAGATATTATATGTCGTATTCATATGGAATAAGTTCCCATGGAGACAAACTCTTTAACTCATCTGTTTTATTCTCTATGCCATCAACGCTACCAAAAAAGGCTCTATACAACATTTCATTTTGTAACTTTAAAAAATCTGGAGTTGTGCTATATTGTAGTTGATTATTTTGGTCTTTCTGCAAACACTGCCATACATAAAAATAATTATTTAAACTTTGACCAATATTTAGTTCCGGTGGAGACTCAAAACTGGAGTTAGGTCTAAACTCAGTTCCAGCGCTACCATATTTGTATACTGTAGTATAATAATCTATGGATCTAACTTGTCTAGGAACTTTTCGGAATCTAACCTTAAGTGTATTTTGATCGTCTAAATTAAAAATATTGTAAACTCTAGTTAGGGTATTCTGTCTAGAACCAAATGGACCAGCTAATCCCTTACTGACATCCGCAGACCCATCGTTTTTATAGCAACTAGTCGGAATTGGATTGTTGTCAGTTTTAATATGACAAGGAACGGCTAAAAGATAGGTTTCTGTTGCTCTTACAACAAGGTCTTGAGTACCGGCGGCGAAATCGTCATTAACAAAAAAAGTTCGTTCAACAATATGATTAGTTTTCCATTTGATATTAGGATATTTAGTTTCATATTCTTGTTTTTGTTTGTCAATAGTAACTTGTGGAATTTCATATGTAATCCTCATATCACTTCCAAACAAACCTCCAGGAATAGATCCCGCTCCGAGACTAACAGCCCCACCAGATACAGGTATTTGACCACCAGCTAACATATTGCCAGGACAAATATTGTTGTCTAGTGGTCCACTAGCAGCATTAGCGTATCCACATACATATTGAGTTTTGATTAAAATTTTAGGACAGTCTTCTTCAGCAATACTACAAGATTGTTTTGGGTCGATATTTATCCAATAATAATTATCAGATATGTCTTCATATGTAATAGATAAAGAACCTTCTCCTACAGTATTATTACTGTTTTGATTAGCTGGTGTTACCGATACTCTAGTATATGGTAAAATACTCGAATTGGATGTTTTGGCTGTATAAGTAACATTTCCGTCTGCATCTGTTGTTCTAGTCGTTTGATTTTGTAATAGTCTTATGAGATCATTTCTTTCTTTATATCTATTAAGTATTGCTTGTTTAGTTAATCTTTTATAACAAGAAGATCTATTACTAGAATTTGATTTTTGATAGCACGATAGTGGGTCTTCTTCTAAAGAATTATAGTGATTTTCTAAGTCAGAAATACTACCCACATTGATAATATTTGAAGTTCGAGCAGGTTTACCTATCTCGCTGGTTATATCTATATTATTAGACTCTAAGGAATTAAGCCTAGTCACCACAGTAGTAATAGTCTCTTGATCTAAATGGTTGGTTGGTGCTGCTTGTATGTAGTCTTCATCAAAAATTATTTCTCCATATCTAACGCTAGATAGTTCTTCGGATGCTAAATGAGGACATTTAATAAAAATAATTTGCATAGCAGTGTCAGGAATATCTGCTACAGTATTCGTTAACGCTTCAAGCAGAGTTTCGTATTGTGCATCTGTCATATTAGGATGACGAATAAATTTGAATCCCCCATTCAAGAAAATATTCTTAATATCTTTGAGAGAGCAGGCATAACCTAAAGCTCCATTATTATTTTCTATAGGAGTAACTGTGGTTGTAGTCTGTCCATCTTCAGTTAATGATTCTGTAAATATTGTCATATTATTAAATTTAAATCTATCATTAATATGATTATTAAATAGTTCATATATTGTTTTAAGTTGATTCTTTTGTAGTTTATAGGTTAAAATTTCTTTGTTTTTGAATGGAGAACCATTACCATATGCTCCTAGTCCAGTAGTAGAAAATTGAGTGTCTGGTACTGTCTGATGTATTTGTTCTTTTTCCAAACCCCAAACATTGATTGGTTGTTCTGTAATCTTGGTTGTTTGTGGTTTAAATACTACAATTGTGTCACTATTACTAACGTGACTAATAAGATTATTGGTATTAATAGAAGCTGACAACTCTAATACCGTGTAGTATCTATTGTCTTTGATAATGAGTCCCTTTTGATTAATAATAACAGAGACTGGGTCGGTACTATCTCTTGTAGATTCATTATATATATTAACCGTATCTGAAACACCAAATACGTAAAATGGTATTTTACCCTCTAAGAGAACAAGATTATTCAGAGGGGAGTTGAAGATATTTGTTTTATAGCTTAATATATTATTGTGTGATAAAATTTTATTAGAACTAACTAAGCGCCCAGGCTCTAACGGTAAATCGCTGTCACGAGAACCTGATTTGGTAATTCTATAAATAGTATCGTTATCTTTAATATAAAACCCACCAAGGTAGTCCTGTGCCAAAGGAACTGTACAGGTTAATTGAAACAATGTCCCATCTGCTAGACTGCTTATTTTATCTATGTCTTTGATTTTGCTCGCAAGATAAGATACATTTGACTCTGTACCTTCTTGAGCATTAATTAAATCTAGTTCTCCTAAAGATATGTTAATAAACATATTATTATCTAATAATTGACCAACGTCTGTAACGGATTCCATAGCAAATTCTGATAGTCCCGGCATAGTTCCTCTGCCTAACTTAACAAATTTGTATTTATTGTGTTCAAGAACTGGAGTATTTTTATACTTAAAGACAGAAGCTTCTAATTTATACCAAATACCACCATCTTTACTAACGTTTAATAGTATCTTTTCTGGAGAACCAAAAGGGAAATTACTATATCTTGGAGCATAGGCGAATCTTGCTTTTTCTGTGATATTATTATATAATCTGTTGCTAGCAAAATACTCCATAATCTGATTAAAACCGCTGGAGTAACTGGCTCCAAAACCCATAGTTGCTCCAATCAGACCTCCTCCTCCTGATGCAAAACCGGATGTTGTGCCTACCATAATGTTAAGTATAGCATCTGTCGGGAAAGTAGGAGGCCTAATCATAGATGCTTTGGGTCTGTTGTCGGGGTCGGCAAAATCACAGAGAGAAGAGTCGTTAATATACACATATGGAGCATTTAGATTAACATTCGGTAATAGATGTTTTTTATTGCTCATATCCGCAATAAAACCATAGCCTGGATATCTTGGTTCTTTACCGTATTCAATAAGAGCTAAAGGATCAGTATTTCCATAAGCGTCTAAATCCCCACCCTTAGAAGCAACATATTTACGAGTTTTATCGGTATGTAATATAATTTCCCAAGAACAAAGAGAATTAAAAATTTCTGCTGATCTTTGTTTAACATCTGGAGTGTCGTATCCTGTTAATAAGCTATTATTATTAACCATATCATACAATTTCATTTCATCATAGTCGTCTAAAACCATAATGTTTAATGTAAAAACAGTTGATGAATCATAAGTTGGATGTATAGGACAGGATTTATCGTCTTCAGCCGGAGGATTAATAAATAATGATCTATTTTTGAATTTAGCAAAGTGATTGTTTACCACATTCAGTTGGTTATTTCTGATAATATTTTGATACAAAACAGAGGAAATGTCTGAATATCCTGTAGACGCTATCGTTGGTTGAATTTCATAATTATCATTAATAATATTTTGTTGTAATCCAATACCTTCGGAAGTCAGAGAATTTTGGTCAAAAGGCACATTGTATTTTGAAGCATGGTCTGAGAATTTTATAGACATATTAAACTTATTATTTTGTATGTGTTCTTTATTGAGCAAATACAGTCTTAAGGGCTCAACCCATGTGTAAGTAGAATTCATATCTATTAGATCAGATAAATACTCTGCTACTCCAGTATTTGGTATAGTTGTTTTAACAGATTCTCCGCAGTGGCTATAAAAATTAGGCTTACCATATAATCCATTAGGAAATTTTTTATCTATAAAACCATCTGCTCTAGTAATAGGACATTGTGCTTTTCCAGATTTTGATTGAGCTAACTGTTTCCTAGATTCTGCTGAAGGAGATACATCTAACCAGATGACTAAGTTTTTAGTGTTAACATAGTTTAAGAAGTTTAATTTAACTTCTAAATCCTGAATATTTAATGTATTTATTCTGGGGTTTCTTAAACCTTTATCGCTACCAATCGGATTTGACGGACCAGTTACAGCAAAACTATATGTATATGTAGCTGAATTGATGTTTGTTAAGGACTCTCCTGGTTGACAAGATGCTTTATTTGCTTCAAATCCAAATTCATCAACAACTTCAGAATTAGTAGAAATACCAAGCTCTGCTGTTTTGGGTAATCCTCCATTTAAATATCTATATCCATGATGAAGGTATGTGGATCCTCCAGAATATTGGTCTGCTAACTCTTTATTGATTTGATTGTTTTTTTCATGTTCTTTGAGATCTTCTGGATCTACAGGTACGCAATTACTTTTGAAAGGATCCCAATGTATAGGAGAAGCAATATTAAGCTTAATAGAGCTCTTGTAAACATTTGGTATATTCTCAAAATTGCTATTATAAGTTGATTTAAGATTAATTAATCCAGGACCAGTAAAGCTAAAAGATTCTCTGGCTCCAGGATTAAATTTCAACACACTGCTTAAGTTAGCATGTGTATTAAATTCTTCAGAAGGAGCCTGAATCCAACCACTAGACGGATGAAAAACTCCTTTATGAAATTCAATATAGCTATCTGTTTGAGTAGTAGCTTGTTGATAACATAATTTAATACTATTATTAATAGGCTGTCCTGGAATACTATCTGCTTTATAGTCTAATTTATACCCTGTTACAACAGGCAATATGTTGGGTACTGCAGCAACTCCTGCTGGAAAAAATTCTGCAGCATTTAATGGAGGTCTGACATGGTCAGGAATTACTACTCCGATGTCATTAATTATTCCTCGACTATATCCTCCGTAAGTCTTAATCGGAGGAGCATTTAGCGTTGATATTGGAGGATATCCAAAATTTACGAACTCGGTTGTATTTGAAATCTGATTAGTTTGACTATTCCAGGTTATTTTTTTGAGAGTAATACCATCTGGAATTTTTTCTCCGCGTAAAACAACAGCTCTTCTTTCTAGCGGTCTAGTACCAGGAATAATAGCAGAAGTAGAATAGGAGTTCGGATAAAAAAAACTTAAACACTGTCCACAGTCTGTATTGTTTCTAGTATTTTTGAGTACTACTTTGAATAATTTAATAGTAGTATTGTTCGTATTGTATGCTATGTTTAATTGGCTATTTTTGTTTCCAACTCCCGTGTCTGGTACACTAGATCCAAAAGAAAATTTGGCAGTACCTTCTAAGGTAAATTCTCCATTAATAGTAGTATACTTATACAAAGTCTTCATAGGCCAAAACAAGCCGGATTTATGTACTGCTATCTCAGATAAAGACGAACAAATAATTTTTAAATGATCACTAGTTATTAGAATGGGTTGGGCTTCTATTGTATTAATTGGTCCTGGGCTTAATCCTTCTACAGGAATATTGGGGTTTTCAGGATAACAAAACTGGCCGATACCTGCATTATATATTGTTCCTTCTGGGGCATATTTTCCGTAACTGGGTATAGTACTTAATTTCCTGTCAGGATCTTTTTGTGTACCGTTTACTACATAAAAGGTTTTCTTTTTGACAAAAGTACCATTAGGAGTAGATACTGTACATTGAATTTTATATTCTCCAGTATCTCGGAGATAAACAAATGGATCCAGTTGTGTAGAAGAATCATATCTGGCTTGTTCGAAAAGCAGGTTTGGTTTTCCGCTTAACGTTTCAGCAGTTTTATTGGAATCGCTAAATTTTAAACAGGGTCCACCTATTTGTTCCCAATATGCAGATACTTTAGATTCTAAAAAAGAAGAGATATTGATCGCAGCAAACTTTATTCTGGTATCGTTAATTGATCCGTCGTTGTTAGTTATTGCTATTTTTTCAGTTTCAAAAATGTAATTATTTGCAACATATCTGTTTATAGTAACTCCATCTTGATTGTCTTGTCTATACTTTTTCTTAACATTTGTTGTTTCTGCCATTACGATATTAATTGTAAAATCTTGAAAAACTTCTTTACCAATATCCGATAATGGCAATACTTTAATTTCGTTAGATTTATTTAAAGATATTTGGCTCTCTGTGTCGCTAATAATGCTTTTAATTTTAATGTCACTTAGTTCTATAGTAGTATTATTAAATACAGTGGTTGGTCTAGGTTTAGGAGACATAGCAGGATATATAGCGGTTCCAACCAAAGACTTGTCACAAAAATGTTTAGCTATCTGAGAAATATAAACACTATCTCCATTTGGTAATAGGTTTTTATATCTTAGAAAAGTATCTCCAGAAAGTTTTAACGTAGCACCATATTTGTTTATTAGTTTTTTCAATAGCTGACTTTTCGTATATATTATATTGTCTGTAGTAGTTTTGTATGAAATAGGATTTCCTAAATTGACAGCTTTGCCCGTATTGTCTGTATATGTTTGTAAAAATTTATGGATATTAACAACTACATTCTTTAAGTCTAAAATTTCGTTAGTAATAGTATTTGCTCCATTACCATTAATATAATTATCTATATATGTTCTGATCTCTGGCATATTTAACGAATTAATACCAAAATCAGTCATAAGAGGACTGGTACTTAATATGAAAGATATTTTTTTTACTAATCTTGCTTTTTTAAGATTCATTCCTCTGTCTAGTCTACGTATTTCATTTGCTGTGACAATATTATATATCTGAGTATATGTGCTATATAAAGCAGGAGAAAGATAAGATTTAGAAATTATATTTTTTGATAATTGTTCTTGCTGTCTGTCTTGTTCATTTTCGAAATATGAAAAAAAATCACCATTACTAACCCACAACAATGTTTTGTCTGGACCTCCGAATATAGAATTAGAAGACGAACTAATGTCTGTAGAAGATAAATAGAAAACAGGGTTTGATCCCAAATCAGATACTTTAACTAATGATACTGAATCGAAGGAAATATCTAACAAATCTGTGATGGTGGTGGAAGATTTGATAAGCTCATTATCTTTATCTACTCGATATAAAGTATTATTATCTAATTTAATTAACGGAATATTATTTAATGCTCCGCTATTTGTTTGCAGTCTTGCTCCAATAGGAAACTTGTCAATCGAACCAGCGTTTCCTAAAAAATCAACAGAAGTATTAGGTATAGTTTTGACCCAACCAAGTAGTCCATACTGTAAAGAATAAGGAAAATAAACCTGATTGAGTATCCAGTCAACAGTCATCAAAGAGGAGTCTGTAGTAAGCCAATTTTGAAATTGGGGTTTGAATGTTATGAAGTCTTCGATACCTAGTCTAGCACTGGTAAGTGCTGGATTTGCATTCTTTATAGCTCCATCAGCCGACAGCTGTTTAGTAGAAATGAAAGTATCATCTGTAATAAATATGGGATACCAGACATTGGCAATAGAGGATTGGCCCAAGCTAGTATTCTTAAGAGAAACTAAATCAGCATCTCTCATTGCAACTCTAGCAATTTGTCCATCGACATATTTAATATACGGTCCAGAACTATCCTCTTCAATAGAATGTCCTATTAAATCGTCTATCAAAAACTTATCAAAGATTTCACAATTGTCTACAGTATTAATTAATGTCATTGTTTAACCGTTGTTAATGTCCATTGTCCACGCAAAAACGTAAACATTCCCTTTTGTCCTTGAGTATAAGAAAATTCTAATGGGTTTACAAAAGATGCTAAAAATGTTGGAGCTGATCCAGCCCTATTACCTTGCGCATAATCCATATTAATTTGTGCCTTATCTCCCACATCAATAGTTCCTTGTGCTATTACTGCTGGTTTGCTAACAGGTTCATAAAAACCTCCATCAGTATCATATCTACATAATAATTTTATACCTCTGGGTGCAGTGTATCCTGTTTTATCTTTTACATAAACTAATCTTCTATATCCTTTAGGTAAAGGTTCTTTGCTGTATTCTATATCGTCTAAAAATCCTCTTGCAGGGTATGTTTCATCAAAATCATTCTCTTTTGTTAAATCTTCTTCTAATGTAATATAAACCATCTTATATGGACTACTACCAGAATTAATAGTCCAAACTTTTCTAGATTCATCCCATCTCAAGTCGATTGGTCCCACGGGCCATAAATCTGGACGTTCTGCCCAGTTCAAATAAAATTGCTTAGATCTCTCTTTTTTGACCCATTTACTACCATTGTGTTCATATTGTTTAGTTATAATATCTCCCAAATTTTTATAGGCATCCACACCAGGGGTGGCTGGTGTAGAATCTAAATCGTTCTGAATTTTAATTTTAGTTACAGCCAAATCATCTGCTGGAAAAATCCAGTTATTATTAGCATCTAATATTTGTATACTTGGTCTTTTGGTAAAATAAACCAGATCTTTATTCTCAGCTGGTCGTGTTAAAACAAAGGTGTCTCCATTTTTAAGTTTATTATATTGTACTGTAGACGTTTCATATTCTATCCTAATATTGAATCTTGCAGCTCTGCCGTATTCGTCTTGTATTCTTGGTTCGTCACTAGCGTTTGGAGTAGGATATCCTTGAGTATCATATCCCCACCCGTGTAAAACCATTGGTCCACGAATACCAAAAAATCTTTGATTCATTACGTAGTTAAAATTATCCTTATTTACTCTATCATGATTAGCTAATATATCATAGGGATAATAATCAATATTTACTCCGCTATTATTAACAGAATTAGCAATTAAGTCGCCGGTGGTGGGATCATAATAAGTTTTAAGATTATTGTTGAGATTCACCCCCTGAGTACCTAGAGGCGGAACATTGCCTCTACCAACAACCTCAATACAATGTCTACATCTATCCACATTCGTTCCACTATTTTGCACATTAAAGTTTCTAAAGTCTCCTTGTGGAACCACAATAGGTTGTAGTGAGATCAAATTAATAGGAATATCTAATCCTGCTTTTTTAGATGTGTCTACGTTACTAGAAGAACTAGAAGAACTAATCGTACTAGAAGATTTATTAAATTCTAAGATAGTATTAAAATCATTACTATTTGTAATAATATATGGAGGTAATGATTCAGATGTGCTTACACTTACTGTTGAAGCTGAGCCTATAGCGTCTTTCTTAATAGAGCAGTGTGGGCAAGAATATTCTTTAGTTTCTTTAGTTCTTGTTGAATAGTTATATACAGGAATATTTAAAACTCCAGTACCTTTGCACTCTGGACATTGTTTTCTAAAATATTTTAGTAAACTATAAGTTGATAAAAATTTAGATGGATAAAAAGATATGGGGGAAAAAATACCATCTAAACTCATCATAGATTTTAGATTATATTGATTTTTTATTTCTGGCAAAGCTTCTTTGTCTGTAAATGCACCAACATAAGTTCTCCATCTAGCGTCTTTCATTAGACCAGCAATAGGCTGTGATTCAAAACTCGTTCTTATATTCGTCTCTCCAAGATCTTGTCCCAATTTGAGTTGAGTGGCCAGTTGATTTGTTGTAGAACTGCCACCGGCCATATTATTTACTACGGATTTGTAGTTTAATGCAGGATATGCAAATGGCCCGGCTGTTCCTATTAGAAGATTTCCTGGGCTAGTACCAAAAAATCCACTCTGAAATTTTTCAGCATTAAAATTTTGACTAAATTTTTCAGTTGAATTTTTAAGTAGCTCTTGATTAGTTTTCAAAATAAATGAGTTTCTAATACTTGCAAACTCTTTATTTGTTTTAATAGCATTTAGACCATTAGCCTTTAGTCTATCTGTATTCTCTTTATTGAAAAAACCTAGTCTTTGCACATAGGTTCTAAAACTATATGTAGTGCCAACATTCTGTGGAGAGATATTGCACTGTATGCTACTAATTATAGGAGCAACAGTATTGTCATTAGTTCTCTTTAATGTAATAATGTTATATGTTAAATCTGTTGAACCAAGTGTTGGCTCATCTACAGCGGGGTTATAAACAGGAATACCAACACGAGGTAATCCTTCTGTTAGAGGTGGAGTAAGAGATAAATCTTTATATTTTAAGACTACCTGTTCTACAGTATAAAATTGACCATTATAGGATATTGAGTTTTCGGGTCTGGTGTCCGCATTGTATTCGAAGGATGAACCAAGTCCAAAAATTGGCAGACCAGGGATACTTAAAGTAGCAGTTTCTATAATTTGTTGATATTGTATTTCAGAATACATTTGATTTAGTACTGCTTGGTCCAAAAAAGCCATACCTCCATAAGACCATGGAGCAAAATTTTCTTCCATTTCAACTTTAATTCCACCTATTAAATTCTCTACAGCATTAGCAGAATGCGAATCTGATACAGCATCTGGGAAAATTATATTTTTATCTAAATCTAGATAGTTTACCCAAGGACCATAACATGCTTGATTTAGTTTGACAGGAACTGCGGCAAAATATGGGTGCGCCACCTTTTCTGCCATAGTATGAAATTGACTACTATTATTGCTACTTTTAAAAGATAATAACTCTGAATTGCCTCTTATTTTAGAAATTCTGTATAACATAGTAGTAGCTAATTCATCGTCTAACGTATGAAGAGCGTCTTGCTTTAAATAAGTTGTTAAATCTTCCATAGCGGCTGTCGCTACAACAGTTAAATTAGGATCGTTTTCATATAGTTTACTAGCTGTTCTAAGTTTGATTTCTTTTCCTATGGTCATAATTGCCATAGGATCTCGTAAATTTACAGGATCAAGAAAAGCTAATCTTGGTTCTACTGTGGCAGTATGGTATATTCGACGAGAACTATTTGGATTGGATCTCAGATTACCAAAAGCATCTGGATGAGTAACGGGACTATTTTTGATAACATAGTCTTCTGTACCCAAACTTGATATATCTATAGAAGGATACATAAAATTATAGGGATCTGAACACTGTCCTGATTTGGCTATTTCAATAGTATTTAAATAATCGTATTGATCATAACCTAATGATGTTAAGGTTGCGGAATCTAGGTTGCACAAGGCATGATTTAAAGCATCAAAAGAATCCGAAGCATTAAAACCTAAAATAGGTTTAATTTTTCCTTCATCATCAGTTAATAAATACCAATCAGGACTACCAACAACAATATTGTCATCAATAATATTACCGAATTCTTCCCAAGCGCCATCTGTTGCTGGTTCGTAGCTATAAAATATTTTACCAGTACCATGGTAAGCATACATATTGGTTTGGTCAGGAACAGCGATATTTGAATATTGTTGATCTTTATAAGAGGCTACAGACGGCATTCTAACTAAATATTTTTTTCCGTAATGATTTTGTGCAATGGACTGAACTAGTTTGAATAGTTGATAAAAATCTTTCAAAAAATCAGGATTCAAAAACAAATTCATGTTTATGTTTAATGTAAACGGGGCTGGGGTTGGTGGAGCTGATTGTCCTGCTTCGCCAGCGGCGTTGCCTGGAGGCCCATGCATGTCGAATAAGACTTCGTCACCAACAACAAATCTAGCAGAGTTAGCATAAGCTTTAAATAGCATTGTATATAAATTTGGTTTATATATTTTGCCAACACAATACGTTAAATAACTATCAAAACTACTCAAACAAGCTCTCATTTCTGATTCTGTGATAGTAAATAAAGAAGATGGACTAGAAATAGTACTAAATGGTGATGTCAAACTAACAGATAGTGTTTTTGGCAACTCAGATAACTCCATTAATACAACAATTTGTCCTGTCCAAGAATCCATCCATACTGGTCGAATCTTTTTAAAAACATTATTAGTAGTATTATCGGTGTTAATCGTGACATTCTCTTCCATCTTGTATCCAAAAAACGGACTAATAATATCTTTATATAGAGGAAAGAATCTTCCTGGCATTACCTGTTCTACAACTGTTTTTGTAAATGCTTGGGTTTTTTTATAATTTCCTGAAAATTTTATATTATCAGCCAGATTAGTATCTGACCAGAGTGAGTCTGGAGTATTAAAATCTGAATTACTATTAATGGTTTTATGAATATCTTGATCTATATTAAACAAACTAGCATATTTACTATTTATCTTAGAAGTAAAAGCAAAATTTCTGGTAGAGAGAGCACTAGGGACACGAATTTTACCCAATTGACCGGCATTAGCCTGCCCTGCAACATTACCATAATATTCTACAAAGGTTTTTGATATGGAATCATAAACATAATTAGATTGAGAAAAAGCTAGTCTGTAAGATTTAGCTTGATATAAACGCTGTTGTTTTGGCCCAATATACATTGTTCTAGATACATTTGTATTTTTTTCTTTACCTATTCTGGAAGAAGAGATATTATAACTGTTCTCTTCAAAAGTCTTTATTGTTTTCTCTATTTGTTTTGGGTCTGGTTGAGAGCTTCTAAAAATAGTTCTAATTTTTAGAACATTATACGCAACACCACTAATTGTTGCCGGAATGACGTCAAAATAAAAATCTACACCAGAAGCAGTTGTGATGCTCTGAATCAATTGCATTATGCTAATTGTGGGTTCTGAAATTCTAAAATCTAATGGAACCTTAGGTAACTCAGATAGATCTAGAGCAAAATGACATCTTTCTACACTTAAACCATCATATGTAACTGGTAGGAATCCCATACCATAGGTGTTTGTAAAAGTTGGTTGAACTCTAGTATATGTTTCATTTTCTTGGGGGACTTTTAATAGTATTCTGCCAAATGGAGAAAATGCTCTTTTGTTCATACTATCCAAAGCCGAAGCCGGATCAGCTGTTGATGATACTGACGATGTTAATACGCTTAAAGCATCAACTATTAATGAAGCACTAATGCCATTGTCGTTTCTTTGAGATCCTCCGAAATCTCTTAATCCCATAGATTCTAAAAATCCATAAACATTGAATACATTTGGGATATTTCCTTGTATTATTTTACCCTTATACGCTACGCTTCCTCCATCTATATGACTAGTTGGACCGCCGTAGGTATTAGATGCTAATTTACCGTATACTGCACCAGCGTACTTGTCAAGAATAATATAACACTGATCTAATATCCCGTCTACACTCTCAATAGTAACATCATAAGTTAAACCGCCATTGTCATAACTTCTTTCCCAAGATTGCACTAATCCAGTAAAAGAAAATTGACCTATTCTAAACATAACAGGAGTATTGATAATGTCAAAGCCTTTAGACGTACTATAATTAGATCTAGAATAAACACCATCTGTAGTAAAACAGGTTTTGTTACCAAAAAATCCAGGATCTGGATCGTACCAATACTTAGAAACAAATCCACTCCCGTTCCAAGAATAATAAACTTTTCCTGGTACTATTTTTTCTTTGGACTTTGAAAGATCATAGGCTTTACCAGTTTCGTCTATAAAACAATCCTCATTACTAGAGCAATCATGAAAGTGATTATCAGGATATGATGCTGCTTTAAATGGCGCTTTTTCGACACTATTATCAGATTTAATACAGTTGGTGTCCTCTACTAACTTAACGCTTAACTGAGAAGGTCTTCCTCCCCAAGCCATATTAACATTAAAGTCAGAAATACTAGCGCCTAAAAATAATGTTTGTGCCGCGATACTAGATTTTCCAGTCGAACATGTATTCGTCATAAATTAATGGTCCAGATAGTTCGTTGAATTATCACATTGCTGGTAAACCCAAGAAACATTTCTACTATATCTTCCATCGCTAGGGTTCCAGCTTTGGTTGTCTTGACTAACAAAAACTTGTCCAGCTGCGCTGGTTCTCACAGTACCAAAATAATCTGCAGTGCGAGCGCCAAATGGTCTAAGAGCTTCTATTAGATTATTAATCGATGTATAAATTGTTCCACCCGTATACATCGGACATCCACTTGAAGTCATAACCAAATTAGCTGCAGAAGAAGGAGGAACAACAGTAATATCAATAGATACGTCTTTACGAGCAGAGGTTTTAGCATTTAAAGACTGTAATATAGGTCCAAGTCTACGACCAATAATAAAAGATTCTCCGAATACGTCGGCAGGACCAGTATCGTTTATGCCAATATTTTCAGATAAAACCCCACTAATCAAATTAAGTTTATTTGTATATTCTACACTATAACTGATCGTACCTTTTCTAGGATCATGACCTTCTGTTGTACTGGTTGGATTAGGGTTTAATAAATTTTCTTCGCAATAAAAAGGATTGTTGGGAGGGGTTCTTGTATTAGCGGGGTTTGTGTATATGTTTCCTGCTCTATCAGGAGATCTCATTGCCAAAGAAGCTCTTCTATAAGCATATGGTTTAATATCATATATCCATCCGCTTAAAGCATTCTCATATTTATTTGGGTACATACTTGTAACGGTACTGTTAGATGATAAAAGATCTAAGACAGGATGTGTTGGCATAGAAGACGTGGTCAATAATTGATTTCCACCAGACAAATTGATTTTACCACTAGAATCAGGAATAGTATATGAAGAGCTACCACTCATAACAGAAAAAGGAGTAATATTTAATCCTCTAATTTGTCCTTGTACTCTTACTGTTTTCATAAATTTTTCATCTGTTGAAGCGTCTATGCTGTAATCTTCAACATATGGTATACCAGACGGCATAGCTAACCAAGTGTCATTAATTTCATAACTACCCTCAGACACGCTAAAGTTAGTACTACGCAAATGATTGTATAAAAACATATTAGCTGTGCCCAAATCGGTGAGACTAGGATTGCTATTATTTAAAAAAGAAGCCAACCCCGATGATGGACTAGATTGATAAAAAGCTGTAGAAAGTCTAAATTCTACCCACTTTTTAGCTTCTAAATAAGCCATATTAGATATTCCAACACCAGTACCACTAGGAATACCTACCGCGCTTACTCTATGAGAAATTCTATACTGAGGAATATTTACAATATTTAATGTATTAGTTGCAACAGGTCCTCCTCCATTATATCCTCCTGGAACAGGACTATTGTTAGATGGAGCAGCTGGTAGTAGTTTGGGATTATTGGTCTCGCCTTTTTGAGAGACGGTTTTACTAAAATTCACATATGTTGCTTCCTCTAAAGGTTCTATACTCCAACTATCATTAGTAGATTGAACATAGTAACCAGCAGAAAGTCCACTAGGTTGATAATACTCTAAATTAATAGAATAGTCTGCTGTAAAGAGCCAATTATCATCGCTCTTATTAAAAGACATATCTAATACTTTGACACCACTAGCATCAAAAAGAGTATTAGTTACACCACATTTGATCTGTAAATGTCCAAAATTGCTTTTAGAAAACAAATCTCTTAAGCCTATAATTCCACTCATTACTGGACCAATACCAGAACCAGCAGGAATAACATGTGGGTCTACTCCATTTCTAACAATCTTGCCAGTAATATCGATTCTAGTTACATGTCCTTCTACGGCGCCAGCACCATTACGAAGAACACTATGTGAAATATCAACAAAAGGAACTGGTCCAGCTATTGTGTGTAAACCGCTATTGTTATAGATTACTTCTACTGGTCGGCTTCGAGATATTGCTAAGGTATCAAAAGTTTGATTTTGTGGTTGAAAATATACCATTAACTGAGTCCTATGTTGATTGTTCTTTTATATAGTAAATAGCAGAATAGCTAATTGCATTATAATAATTCCTAATTTTTAGTTGGAGTGGGAGTCGGCGTAATGGTAAGAGTAGGAGTTACTGTTGGAGTCACACTAGGGGTTGGTGTTGGAGTAACATCAAAATAACAACAATTAGAATTTATACTATTAGGTAATGCCATTATTGTTTATCCTTTAATGTCCTATCTTAGAATTAATAGTTATGAATTTATACTTAAAGGTAAGTAACTAGCATCACAACCAGTAAAGTCTGGACACTGTATTATCATGCTGGATGATCCGATTTTATTGTCTGTTAAGTTTGTTGTTGTTACTTCAAGAGTAACAATTGGTAAATCTGCATCTTTAGTTAAAAGTACGAATATATTTTGTTTGGTAGAAGCAGCGCTAAACGTAACCAGATATTTATCTAAATAGGCTACAAGAGAATTATTACTAGGATTATTTATCTTAAATTCTACTTTGTATTCATGTGCTGGCACCAAATTTTGCATTTGAAGCTGTATGCTATCTGTAGTTGTTAATGACATTTAAGTGGTTTCCTTAATTAAAATTATGATACACAAATTCCGTCGCATTTAACAGCTAAAAAGTCAATTGTTTCAATGTCTGTATCGTCATGCTGTAAAACACAATTGATAATGACCTGTTGGGATTCTATGAGGTCAACACCCAATACCGTATTAATAGCCCCTCTACCATTGGCTCCAAAATATATAACACCGGTAATAGGACTAAAACTCACATTAGCTGATGCAGAATCGAATCTGTAATTGTATTTATCTCCTGGGACGGCTCCGCTAACGTCTACCGTAATAGCTCTAACACCTGAACAGCATCCAGAATCTAATGTAATTTCTGGAGTATCTGAAAAATTAATGGTTGCGTAGGAAAAAGAAGGTAAACAACCTGAGCAGCTAAGTGTAAACGGTATGCTTGTTTTTTCTGGGATATCACAAGTTTCTGGATTAACTTTTAATTTAATCGTTGTGCTTAACACGTTCTCTTTTAAAATTTTACTAGCACTATCATCAAAAGAATATGGTAATAGTCCCTCTGTTCCTGAGGGACAAATACTTTTTGGTGAACAAAACATCATTTTAGAAGATAGAGTATGAGTTCTTCCAGTAGAAGTAAATGATCCGGTGCGCGGGATCATAACAGTGGGCCAATTAGATGAGTCAGGGATATACTCATAAGTATAAGTTTCATTGGGCCTTAAACCAGAAAGCCAAGCGGTAACATCATACCTATTGGTATTTGCTGTTCTTAATACGGTATTATTTGGTAGAGTAACTGTTATGTTTGGTAAACAATTAGCGCAAGTAACAGTTAAATTATCGGTAAAAATAGTACCCACATTACATGTTAGTGGAGTTAGTTCAAATTTTACTTTTGAATACTGAGACGTTGATCCAAAAACACAACTATTATCTAAGCTATAGTTTCCTATTGTTTTATTAGCGCCACTACATATGCCAGATGTTGGACAAAAAGTTAAGTCTGTTAATAATGTTTCAGTATTATCTTTAGCAATAAATCGTCCTGACGTTTGGGATAAAGTAGAGGGCCAATTTGCTTCTATTCCAATAAATCTATAGCTATAGGTTTGTTTTGGCACCAAACCATTAACAGAAGCAGCTATGGTGTAGGTATTATTACTTGTTATAGCGGCAGATGTGGGCATTGTGATATTAATTTTGGGTAAACAATCTTGACAAACTACTTCTACAATATCATCAAATACTATATTATTGGTATCATATTCTTTTAAGGAAAATGCCATATTACTATATAAGTTTATAGGATCAGACTGGCATTCAATAATAGAATAGTCAAATACCCCATTCTCACCCAGCGGACATATTCCTGTGCTAGCACAAAAATGAACTTTTGTTTTAATAACTTTTGACGTTAAGTTATTTGTTGAAATAACCCCTGTAGCTGGTGTTACTGTAGTAGGCCAATTGGCCCCAGCTCCGCTGAACTCATAAATATATTTAGAGTATGGCATTAAGCCACTAACGGTAATAAAAACGTTTTTAGTATTCAACATTATATTTCAATACCTTATATTTAAGTAATTCTACTAGTTACTATTCTTGGATCAGATTTCGATAAACAATCATTACAATAAAGTATTAGTGTATCACTAGCATAGATTGTACCACAAGATAGTGATGTTAATTCTAATTGTAGATTTACAAAAGGATCGTTATTAATCTTATTTGATGATACAGCGTCCAGTCTATAGTCTAATACACCCCTGGTACCAGATGCGCATACTCCAGTGCTTGAGCAAAAGAACATCTGAGAGCTTAGACTGGATGAAGAAGTTGACGACTGAAGTATTCCTGAGATAGGACTAATAAATACCGGCCAATTAGAACTTATACCCTTAAATATATAAGAATATTTTTTATTAGGCTCTATTCCACTAATAGTGGGCTCTAGTAATAATCCAGCAGCATTTTCTGATAAAGAAACAATCTTTTTTGTTGTTGGTAATATTTTTATATTAACAGAAGGTAAGCAGTCTTTGCAATAAATTGGAATAGGATTACTAACAACAGTTTCGGCTTCACAGGATGCAGGGGGAACTACCGATAATTGTATAATTGAATATAGGTTTTTTTCTAATAAACAACTACTAGTTGTTGAATAATCTAAGATATCATTACCGTTATTACATAAACCAGTACTGTTACAGAACATGACATTAGAAACAAGCGTCGTTCTATCTCTTGATGTTTTAATTGATCCAGATACTGGATTTATTTTTACTGGCCAATTAGCATCAATACTCTCAAAATTATATGTGTAGGTTTCATTTGGTTGTAAACCAGCAATAACAGACGTTAAAGTATATTCATTACCTTGAATTTGATTCAATGTAACGCTTGTTGGAGTTGTGATACTAGGCTGAGGAAAACAATTAGCACAAGAAGCTACTAAAGTATTAGTATATAAGGTATGTGGAAAATTTTCAGGCTTTAAAGATAATCTGAGAGTAGTAAATAAATCAGAAGTTGGTTCACAAAGATGATTGCTGTACGGAAGAATACCGCTAGAACCTGAGCAAGCAGTTTTAGCAGAACAGAAATGAACTTTTCCTTCAAATATCATTGTACTACCATAAGGTCGTATTGAGCCGCTATACGGAGTAACAGTGCATGGCCAATTACCTCCCATACCTTCGAATTTATAGTCGTATTTTTCAAAAGGTAATAATCCAGAAAGTTCTGTTTTAATATCTACATATGACATATTTGATACTCTTTCGAAAATTAGGCTTGGTTAGCAGATATAGTTAATGATGGAACCATTGTGTCACCCAAGCAATCTTGACAATAGACTGTGAGTCTATCGCTAATGCCTTGTTGAGTAGTTTCGTCTTCTGTATTTACTGAAAGTTCTAATGTTACAAATTTACCACAAGTATTATCAAATAAATATTGATAAGAATTTAAATCATAGTCTAATAAGCCCGGAGTTCCGCCGGTGCAAAGAATAGTTGACGGACAAAAAGCCAAACGACTTCTAATCTCTGCTGTTTTTTTGGAAGCCCTAAAAGTTCCTGTTGGCGGGGTTATAACTGCTGGCCAATTACCGATTACAGAACTAAATTCATAGTTATAAGTATGATTGGGAATCAATCCAGAAACTGTAGCTATAATATCTTGACAATAATTATTTTTCCCTGCTAAGGTTATTGGGTCCGTAGGTATATTCACCATAAGTTCTGGTAAGCAATCCTCGCATAATGCTGTAAACTGTTTTCCAAGTATTTCTGGACCATCGTAAGAAATTGGTTCAACAGATAACTGTATCGTGGTATGTAAATTATACATAGACTTGTTATATGCTGATCCTGTTTGGCTATTATCTAAAGTGTAGTCTATTAAGCCTTCTGAACCCGATACACAAACTCCTGTACTAACACAAAAGGTTAGAGTTGCATCTATAGAGGTTTGTGGTTCTGATGGTTTAATTATACCAGATATTGAGTTAATAACCGTGGGCCAGTTAGAAGATACTGCTTTAAATTCATACTTATAGGTTTCTTGTGGTTCCAACTTATCTATAGACACAGAAAAAGTATGAACATTACCCTGGTTTGGTCCTAATATAATAGAAGAAGGATTCACTATAACAGGAAGATTATATCTCTGTGTTCCATCATAGTCTACAAATCCCGGAACGGTTCCTCCGATTGTTGGAATTTTTAAGGGAAGATATGAAGTATCTCTAATTATAAAATAATAAGGTTCAGCAGATTGTAGTGTTCTTAAACTAGATTCTGCACTAGGAGCATAAACATATTTAATGTGTCCTGCCGAATCAGTAGAAGAATTTCTTGTTGTCCAAAATGTAGGAATATTTCCAGTAGAATTTTGATTCCCATAGATGGTACTAACAGCCTCTATAAATCTGTTATAGTCAGCTACTTCTGCCACACCAGTAATACTAGCCGGTTTGACCATTAAATTTAATGGTTCTTGTCCAGTATAGTTTGTAATACAGAATTGACTATTAATATTCATATAAAGCTCACGAAATTAAGATACTAAAAATTGAATACACCAATATAGACAACCGCTTAATTAATACAATATTGATCATTATTAACCCGACCATTAGTATAAACCATAGCCAATGTTGGAATGTCTGTTTTCTGAGAATCCGTTGGTAGAACAGCCTGGTTTTTAGCCGGAACAACTACTGATATTGAATTATCATTCATATTTTCTCTAATAAATTGAATAATAACTTTATCGCTAGATTTATATGTCCAATTATTTGTTGAGTCTAATATAACATATTGTTGCTGAGTTTCTCTTCTCCTGAGAATATCTGGATCAATACAACTTGTTGTTCTAGTAAAGGTATAATTACCAGGAATCGGGTTTATACTTAAAGTATCTATTTTTTGAGACAGTTCTATGTCGTCATTGGAAATCTCTACAATATATGGATTAGTAGTAAGAACACCACCCGTAACAACCATTCCTATATCTAAATCAAAAGTAGAGGATTCTTCTCCTTCTAATCTCATTATTGTCATTAATGATCCACCATTAAAACCTATATTATTTTGACCGGTCTTAAAGAAACCTTTTTTAGTTACAGACGTTTGTGGAGAACAAATAAGTTTAACGTAATCAACAAATAAAGTTTGATCAAATCTGTCTTTAATAGACATCTTAATCAAAGACTGTGTTTCTCCTCTGTGAATAGATACTACTTTAGATATGACTTTGGGAATAAAACTATTCGTACCACTCAAAACATAAGAAGATGGAGTTAACGAAACAGAACTAGGAGGTTCTGATGGCAATGAAGATTCGACAGTAAAATATATTAAATATTCTTCTTTTCTTTGTAAATTACCACTAGGATTCGGAAAATCCAGAGTAACTCCACATTCACATTCTTTCAAACTAAAATTAGAGATATTTAACACAATCAACCCCCTGTTGTTGACGAAGAACAAGATTGTTCATAACACTTAATAGTTAAGAGTTTTTCAATTAATTTTCTACCTTCTGATAGTACTGTAAATTTAAATATACTAATATTATTTGTTTGACCGATAGTAAGATTAACAGGAATTAAAGCTTTTCTAAGAGTTATTGTTGGTTCTTTTGTAGATGCATATAGAGTATACTGAGGAGGAGATAAGATAATACTTCCAGCTGATGTATTTTCTGTAAGTTCAGTAAATTCAAAGGAATATTCTTTGGGCGGAACTTTTAATTCAGACACATCAACAGTAAACATGTCTCCAGCACAGCAAAAATTATTAAGACTATCAATAGCAAGAGTGCTACCGTAAAAAAAGTTAATAGTAGGAGCCGTATCAAAACAGACTTTCTGAGAATACCATTCCACCAGAGATCCGTCTACAAGTTTAGAATACAGTTTACCTGTTACAGAATTGATCACTAATTCTCCAACGTCCACCTGATTTGGGTGTGGATGAGACTCACTTTGATCGTCTCTTTTTAATAATAGTTTACTCATGTGGAACAAACTCCTGTGAATAGTATGGACCCGAAATCCCAGTTGCTTAATACATCTTCTGATTTTTTCTTTTCTTCTTCTTCTAAGATACTATCTACAATAACATTACCAGTACTATAGACAAAGTTAAATGTTCCTTGACCAGAATCGTTTATTGCACTAATACGATATAAATAATTTATTTCATTAGTCAAACCATAAATCATTTCGGAAGTATTGACGATTGGCGAGGACGGACTGTTGTAATAGACCCAACTCATGCCATTATTGTCGGATTCCTCTATGATATAACCAGAAATTTGAGAAAGACCTTCTGAATCTGGTTCTCTCCAAGAAAGTTCAATTTCTGAGCTATTTTCGCCAAAAAATCTAGTATACACAAAGTCTTTTGGACTTTGGGGAACAGAATTATTGGATTGAACAGGCGATGATGGTAATGACCCTGAACTAACTCCAACAGAATTTTGGCTTTTAACTCTAAATAAATACTGAATAGATGTTTCGAGACCGATAATTGTGCAAGATTTCTGATCATTTGATCCTCTTAAAATTTGACCAGAAGGAACCTCTGTCCAGGTGTTACCATTATTTACAGAAAATTCTATTATATAGTTCACAACGGTACTACCACCGTCTTCTCCTGCAACCCACTTAATTGAAAATTCATTATTGCCTAATATTAATATTTCAATGTTTATAGGCTTATCAGGAACTGTTGGATTTGTACGAGGTTGTCTTGAAACAATTTGTCCTGCAGCATTTAGTGTTAATAGAGCATTAGCGATATATTTACCAGAATTATCTGTACTCGGTCTGGGCGTTAAATAGATTTCTTCTGTTAAGATACTATTAGAGAATGTAACTCCACTAACGGTTAATGAAGAATAATTAGATAAGAAACCTAATCCACTAACAATACTAGAAATAGTATACGGCTTATTGGTATTAATACAAACTTTTGGAGTTTCATCAACAAGATAACCACTAGGAATGGTTTTAGCTCTATCTAAATATTTTTGGAAAATAACACCAGAACCAATAGTTCCGCTTACAGCATTACTAATATTGGCATCGACCATAAAAGCGGGTGTAAGCCCTGATGGTATATTATTTGCGTTTAGACCAAAAATATTAGCTTCATAATTATCGTATTGTGAAAAATATTGTCCATAAATTAAAAAGTCAATATTTTCTGCCAACATATTAAAAGCTGTATGAATATTAGGTCTAATGCTAATAGTATTAGCGGTGCTAGGTTTAAATCTATATCCTGAATTTTCTGGAAAATCAGCACAAGCCCAAGGACCAGTAGCATCTGGTCCGAGTTGCATCGTAAGATATGCTCCTTTTTTAACAGAGAATGCGTATCCATTCTTATAAGCAATACTATTTGGATCGCTTTCCTCTACTAAAGAAGCACCAGGACAGATAGACATTGCATAGCCTTCATAAGATTCAGGAGGAGAACCTACATCTGTTATTATTTGGCTTTCAAAAACTGGAGAAAATGATGTGTCAGGATCTGAATCGACATAAGGATAGGTTATGGTTAGAGCTGGTTTAATATACTCTGTTACAAGAGTTTCTGCGTCAATTAAGGCTATTGTATCGTTATTTCCAAATTCTTTTTCTAAAACAGCTAAATCAAAATCTTCATAATCATCATTATTAGATAATATAGCCCATTTGGGTTTTCTATTATAAAATATGATCCTATTATTTTCTATTCTGACAGCTCGTTTAGGATATCTGTTCCATAATGCTCCGTCTGCTTGAAGGTAGTCTGCTTTGATCCACTCTGCTGGAGCATCGGCTCCTTGATGTGTTAAAATAGTATTTTTATACTCATTACCACCAGTACCAATAATAATATTAGAAGTAAAAAAGTTTGCCCCACTTATGTTTACTTCGGCTGGCGTAGTAATAGAAGTGCCGCCTTCTCCAGGAATAGTAATTTGCGGAATAAGTTCTAGAGGTATAAATTGAGCTATTTCTCTAGTGGGACTATTTGGATTGCTCCCTGGACTTACATAAAAGGGATGTCCCACAATTCCACTAGGACTAGTTAATTTGTTGATTCCAGTATTATAAACGAAGTCTGGTATAGTATTAACCACATCATTTGTTTGCTTATATAATAACCCTCCGTTAGATCCATTATACAATGGAATAATCTGACCTTCGCTATCAATTCTGTTGTAAGTTTGAGCTAAAATAGAATTAACTCTTAGTCCACTAGCATCTACATAACCAGGAGTATTTAGAAATATACCACTACCAGCAGCTAAAGAAATCCAACCAGAAGAAGCGAAAGAAGTAGTATAAGAACCCCATTGGTTAGGAAAATTAGGAGTTATTAACTCTCCATCCTCATTACGAAAGCTATCCTTTTCGTAAGATTGAGAAACAACAACAGGCACTGGGCTATATCTTAGGTATATACTCGACATATTAATTTAATCTCCACATTATTGTTAGCATGTTCCTAATATTGTACATGGTAGTTCTCCTCCTCCAATGGCCTCTGTGCTACAATTGCTACACAAATCACATCTTGCCTGAGAAGCATTCCATCCTCCGGGTAAACAGCAGTCTGCCAAGCAGCATTCATCATTACTCGCAACACAAAGACCGCCAGAGCATACTTCACAAGTTTCACAGTCGGTATTTGAAGAACATAAAAATCCTGGATTAACTTCTCCTGTTCCTCCTCCCGTAGAAGGAAGCTCTCTACGAGGTATGGTAGACGAAGATCTTATGTTGTCTCCGACTATTAAATGGTCAACATATAACCAGCCACTTACACTGAGATTAGCTAAGAGCGTTTCCGAAGTAGCTGTACCAGAAACCACAGTATATGGTTCGTTTCGTTTCACAAGAACTGTTGACGAGCCTGTTGTGATTACTCCCTCTCTTGGTTCAAAATATGCTGCTTTATGCCATTCGTTTAAGCTAGGAATCCAATATTTTTGATAAATATTTTTATTAACTAGATAAGAAGCTTCTCCAATTGGAAAAATATCATAGGCCCCAAAATCTAAGATTGTATCTACATCAACAACATTAATTGTTGGAGCTCCATTATGCAACCAATTAGTGAATCTGGTTACACTAAGATAGTCTACAAATACAACCGGCTTATTACCCATATTAGACTTAACAGTATACTCGTATGGATTGATGGATCCGTCTCCACTTCTTAAAATGCCTCCAACTGGTTCAGTAGACATTTTTGTCTTATAAAGACCTCTATCATTAGCTGTTGCTACAGCGTTTAAAAATATACAGTACTGATCATTTGTTATTTCGTATTTACCTATTCTATAGTTTTTATTTACAGAACCAAGATTTGGTAATTCAAATGCAATATATGAATCATCTTGTAAGAGATAAAATAATCCATCATCTGATATGTTATTTGGATTTGACACGGAAACGAAATTTATATCTAGATCGTCTGCTATGGTTGTTATATCTGTTAAGTTATATTGACTTGCCACTCTAAAACCAACGTGTTCATAACCACTTATTCTTGGTAATGACTCTATGTTCTTTAGTCCACTGGCACCAATAGTACCATCAATCTCTGTTAACCAAGAACCACCAGCCACAAACTGTGAACCTCCAGTAGAAGTAGCACTAGCATCTTCTACCCATTCTGCTACGTTACCGTTTTGATCATATGTACCATAAAAAGACGGTAAACCATTTGTTCCAACAGAGGTGAGCATTCCAGAAAAAATACCAGAGGCAGCTCTATTAAAATTAGCTGAGATATGTTGGGTACTAAGACCACTTCCTCCACTATTTACAACAATTGGAAAAGGAGCGATACTTGCATTTGGAGGATAATATAATACGCAAGGTTCGCATTGTGGTCTTTGACTAGCAAAAGGATGAAATAATCCAGATGGTACAGTACTTCTGCCAGAATTTGCTTTAACAGTTAATGCTGGTGTAGGATCCACACCGTATACTGAAAAATTAATATCTTTTTGCTTGGTATTAAATACGGTATCTGTTAATGGACGAATACTAAGAGTGTTGCTAGTAGCATCAGAAATATTCGGATCGTCTACTGTTTTAGATATGGATAAATATCCACCCTGACTAACAGATTGTATGGTTGCATTAGCAAATGAATCTGATGTTACGTTCTGATTAAGTAATAATGCTACTATATTGTTATTATCTATTTCAATATCAGTAATATTCCGATAATATTTAGTTCCAGAAATATTTATTTCTACTTGGTCTCCGACGATAAATTCTTGGGCCGGAACTGCACTTGGAAATATAACTTGTCTAACAGCCACAGAACAAGACCTATCGTCATATTGATTCCATAGTACATCTCCATTGGTAAGGAAATAGTCTGTTGTACTATATATTCCTGTGATAGCTCCACTTGTTGTAGTGGTTAGTATCATGTTCTCTGTGATAGGCAATCGAACAGATCTACCAGCAGAGATATTTCCTGAACTATTAATACTTAAAATACTATCTTGTGAAATACCGTTGATCTTTATTCTGTTACTTTCAAGATTAGTAGCATATAATGTTGGAACAGTTATATTAGTCGCTACTCCTGTTCCAAGAACAATATTGCTAGAATTTAAGTTAATTGTTGGCGCTTGTATAGTAATAGCATTACTAGTAGAAATAACTTTACTATTACTATAACCCAAGCTAGCTGATCCACCATTGTTTACTGTTAAATTAACCCCACTATATCCAATCATAGTAGTATCTGGATCTGTGGATATAGTTTGGATTCCAGTACCAGCAGCATCCGTTGTTGCTACAACAATATTAAACTGACCTTTTGAAGTTCCAGCAGTATTATCTATGGCTTTTGATTGTATAGTAGAAAAATCTGTTTGGTTGCCTAATGAGTTTTTTGCAGATAGGTTGATTTCTGCTACTACGGAGTTAGCTGTTATTGCTGAAACGGGCTTATGGTATAGTGTTATGTTAGCTGGGTGGCAAGATGTTCTATTTTCTAGTCTAATACCCTCTCTGCAAGTTGTATTAACTATATGGAAAATAGTATCAGGGGTACTTCCAGAGGGAATATTAAGTCCAAGTCTTCCTCGATAATCAAAAAATAGATTTCTAGTACCGCTTCCTTCTACAATAAAATTACTATTAGCATTATCATTATTAAATACCGTATTAGCAGAACCAGAGACTGGAATAATATGGTGGGCACTAGTTTCAACATCGTCTCCGAATAGAACCTTATTACCCGAACCGTAATATAATTCTGCTCCTCCAATATTATTACTTCCTGTATTATATTGAAAAGATAACGTTGGACTAGCATTAATCCCAGACATCGCACTAAACATCAAATCATCAGACGATAGAGATTTAAGCTCTACATTATTTGTCGTATTCAAACCAACCCAGTTGACACCGTCTGATACAATACGGATATATGAATTATCTGTGCTTAGAGTAGCAAATATTTTACCAGCTGGATTGGAGATATAAACTAAATTATTACCACTAACTAGTTTAAGTTCTATGATTAGATTTTTAGTACTCTCTATGCTGGGTAGTGTGGCATATACTGTCTTATCCGAAGAGTCTACTAAATAGGTTGCTTGAATTTTATCAATAACGAAATCATTATTCTTTACAATAACATTATTAAAACCAACATTAAAATTACTCTCATTTGCAAAAACATAAAACTCTGATTTATCATAATTGTCAAAAGAGACAATACTATCCTGATTAGAAGATCGAACTATTTTAGTTCTTTCTACTACAATTCCACCAGAATTATTGGTTATATAACCAACACCAACCTCCCAAGAAGAACCACTTCTGACCAAATATGGAATATAACAACCAACATGAGATGACGATAAACTATTATAGCCAGATAGGGATTGGCCGATTAAAAAATTACCATTTAGTATAGAAAATTTACATCCTATACTATCGAATATGTATATTGGGGAATTGATCATAATTTTCCTCATGAGACTAATATAGTATACACCTTGCCATTATTGTTTTAATTCAGTATTCTATGTTCATTTTCCACTAGTAAAATCTCCTTGTGGAACTTCTAGTTTAGCTCCGCTGTTAGCAGACTGTAGTCTTGTCATAGCATTATTAATTGCTCCATTAACTAAATCTCTCATTGGGCCAGTTAAACCTTCTGCTCCCCTAACATTAACGTCAACACTACCAGTAAATTTGACTTCAGGAGTTATATTTATATTTGCTAGTACTTCACTAACCTTTTGTAATCCTGTTACAAAGCTATTAATAGCAGTTATAGATTCTGGAGAAATACCAAAACCTTGTAATACTTGTTTGAGAGCATTTGTTCCAACGGTTAGGGCAGACTCTAGTCCACGAGCAGCAGATGATCCATCTACCTTAATTGATCCTCCACCAACAACGCTATTGGTTGAACTAGCAACTGCTCCATCAGCATGATACTGTGGCAGTATAATACCACCGCTTTGTAAATAATTAACAATACCTCCACGATTTAATCCTTGGGTTCCACCACTATTAATAGCATGAAGTAAAGGTAGATTTTTCTGAGTAGCAGACCTATTGACCACAAATTCCCCAGGAGTTAACATCGCCGGAACAGTATCTGTACCTCTTGGTTGATAGTTAACTAGCGTTCCATTACTAGCATATACTACGCCACCTGTTGCCATAGCGGCTACTTGACCAGGATTTTGAGCTTCCTGCTTTGCTTTGTCTTTTTTAGCTTGTTGTTGAGCAGCTCTAAATGCTGCTAGTTCTTTAATTTTTTGAACATTAGGTAATGCGCCAAATTCCCCGTTAGTTAATGCTAATAAAGCACTATTAGCGCCTTTGTAGTTAACATCCAAATCTTGTTCATTAACTGTTGCTCCACTTATCAAAGTATCCATGCCCAATAAATAATTTCTTAATATTGTAACACCAGACTTAAAATAAGGATTTACCTGATCCTTAATTTGTGACATTAAATAATCTATAAGACTAGCTCTATCGTTTGGATTAGCAAATGAATTATATGGATTAAAAACCTTCTTACCTAAATCTAATAAGGTCTTTGGTGGAGTAGCTTCTTTGCTTTGGATTTTACCATCTTTAGCAACAGTTGTATCGGATGCTCCCTTAAATATATCTGATATACTTTGTGATTTACCGCCACTCAAAGAGGTACTAGCAATCTGTTGATCTCCAGTAACTTGTTTTTCTAAAGTCTGCTGGGCTTGACCACTAACACCAGCCAAGAATGTTCCTTGTGTTGCTAAGAATTGAGCATATTGAGCAACCTGTGATGATATGGCTCCAGTATCTGGAACACCCATAGCTGATTGGCCTAGTCCAATCTTATTGCTTAATCCTAATAAATCATCTTTAGCTAAAAACTTAAAAGTTTCTCCAACAGCAGTAATACGACCCCATACATCAGCAAGATTAGGATTCACAGATCCATTTTGACCAACAATTTTACTTCCAAAAGATTTTGATAAAGATATAAGACCTTCAGCATATTGTCCAATTTGAGCGGGAACGCTTAATGGAGAGAGACCATATCCAAATGCTCTTATAACTCCGATCTTCGGACCAATAATTTGATTGATTAATTGTTGTGCTGTTTTGAGTTTATCTCCAATAGATATTGTTGCTCCTGGTATGGTTGTTGCTTGTCCACCAGAACCAGGGGATGTTAGTAGCTGATTCTTATATGCATCTGCAGATATTTTTGGAAACCATGGATTTGTAATAAGACCATCTTCTGTAGTATAAGCATTTAATTTTTCCAAATCTGTCATCCATGTCTGTGGTGTTGCTAATGTAGCCAAAGAAAAACTGGTAAAAGCTGCTTGATCTCCCTCAAAATATTTAGTATAAGTATCAATTAATTTTTGTTTTATTTCATCAAGACTGTTTGCAAAAATATTTCCTTTACCAGCAGTTATGTCTTCTCCTAGAAAAGGATTCAGTACAGAAGTGTCTAGAGCGCCACCTGCTGATACTATTATTCCCTTAAGAATCTCTCCGTTTTGAGGAGGAGCATATCCCGTATTTCTTGAGAGTTTAGGTACCTCAATATTTCTGTATTGAAAACCAAATTCTGCCTTGGTGTCTTTAGAAAACCCAGGACCTAATTTATCTAGTGTAATTTTATCGAGCGTTACTTTTTCTGGTATGGGTTGTTCATCTACTTTAAAAGCTGAAACAAAACTCTTTTGACTTGCTTCTTGTTCGAGTCTTAAAATATTGTTAGAAAATTCTTCAGCTAGTTTAATATCTCCGATCCACGGAAAAGATTTAACCCCGTCTAAGTATTCTTCACCAGCCGCCTCTATGGTTTCTTGACTTTGATTGCCTATTTTTACTAGAGAGGGCTCTCCATTTAGCTTATATCCTTTAGCTTTTTTATATAGATCTTTATTTGGAGTAGTTAATGCTAGGGCAATTTTTGCTTCCCATATACTTGCTAGATCGGGTTTAAAGATCGCTAAACCATTAGTTCCTTTAGATTTCCATTCATCGTTTAAATTATCTGTTGGTAGTTTTATATATAATCCTGGCCAATTACTATCATATATTCTACGTAATAATCCACTAATATTACTTGCTTTTTGAGTTTGTGTGCTAGTACTATTAAAATTATCTGGATTTTTGATATATGTATCTAATTCACTATAAGCGGTATTTACAGCGGTTTCATATTCTGTTGCTTTTGTTTTGAGAACATCTAACATTTGTGTATTGAGTAATTTACTACCAATAGTAGCTTCTGTAGGAAGTCCAACAGCCATTGAATTTTCAGAAAAACCTACCCCATTACTACCTCCACCACTACCTGCTCCAGCAGCACCAGCTAAAACATTACCTTTAAAGTTGGATCCTATAACAGTACTTTCTTTTTTATTAGGAGATACAAAAACTCCTCCCATATATTTATCTGGATCTATAGCGTTAGGATCAAATCTAAATCCACCACCAGCACTCATCTGATATAATTTTGCTACATCGGATATCCCTAAGACTGCACTTCCAAGTGATGATGGCTTATCTTGCAATTTATTTTTAATAATATCTATTGGCTCAAAAACTTTTGCTATTGAACTAGCGGATCTGGCTGCATCTAGAATGTCTAATTGATTACCTACATATCCATAATCTGATGATTCATTAATGTCTAATAATTTTTTTTCTGAATATTTTGTAATATCTGCTGCTGACTTTCCCTTTCTTAATTTTGCTGATCCTATAATGGTTGAAATTGAGTTAGATATAATCTTATTCAAAATTTCTGCATCAAAAGGAATATTGGAAACAAGTGTCTGTGCTTTTATTGATTTTTCTAGTTTACCAGCAGCTGTTGCATTACCTGAGTCTTTTAACGAACTAATACTGGGAAGCATCCACCGATTACCAAAACCAGATCTTTTAGTTTCTAATTGAAAACTTGGAGCATACCCAAATTCTTCTGTACTACCTGTCATGAAATCGATAGGAAACTTGCTCATGTCTGGTCCACCATTAGCTATAATTTTAGTATTATAGTCATTAACATCAGCAGCAGATCTTATTTCTTGTCCGCCCCAATAATCACTAGATCCTCCAGATTTCTTAAGCTCATTAAGATAAGTGGATAATCCGTTAACTATACCAGCATAACTCCATGATCTAGTAGTAGAAGAGATAAATCCGGAAAGTTTAGAAAATTTCTTAGCGTCTGTTGTAGGAAATAATTCTGGATTATAAATTGGTAAATTATCATTAGATATATCTTGATCGGTATTCAAACTTGGATTAAGTACATCAACATCTTTTTTAAGAATATTACTGCTAACATATCCTCCACCAGCCAAATATTTAACTTTTCCTCCCTTACTATATCCATTATTTATAGATTTCAGTAGTGGCAAATTAGCTTGTGTTGCAGATCTATTGACAACAAACTCTCCAGGAGTCAACATCGCTGGTACGGTGTCTGTGCCTTTTGGCTTAAATATGCTTCCTCCAACAGCCTTATAAATAAGACCTCCGTCGGCCTTACCAACGGCCGGGACTACGTCTGTTGGAACTATATTAATTCTACTTATTAAATCGTCTAATTGTTTTTGTTCAAATTTAATATTATTGCTTTGAATAGCTGCTGCTACGGCATTACCTGTTTTTGTACTAATATCATTAGCTAAATTAGTATTCATAGTTGCTAATTGCAAATTAGCCTCAGCTTGTTTCTGAGTAGCTTCTTGATATGTTTGTATAGCTAGAGCCTGTTGAGGATCAGCAGTGGGATTTCTCATACCATCAAGAACTTGTTGTAACATTGGAGATATGCCTACACCAGATTCTTGTAGCATACTTTGTAGGACATTTGCTTGTAATCCTTTTTCTTGATCGCCTAGAAAAGGAGCTATCATTTGAAACATTTCCAAACTTTGTTTTCTTTGTTCAGGATTGGTTCCTCCAACAGCTATTCCTTTCATATTTGCATCTAGTCTAGCAAAAGCCTGATTCATATTTGCTAATTCTTTAGGAGTAGATGTTACCAACTTCTCCATGAAACCCACACCAGCCTGTTGACGCTTTTGTGCTTTGTCTATTTCATCTAGTGCTGCTGATGCTAATTCCGAACTATCTGCCATACCCTTTAAAGCATCTATATTTTCTCTTAAAGAAGTATTTGTTTGTGCTAGCTGATTATCAAATGCTCTTACTGCTCCAACATCACCACTGGCAGCAGCTTGATTCCTACCCGTTTGTAATTGTTGTCTTTGTGCTTCTAGTCTGTTATAATTCATACCTATAGCAGACGGATCTGTGGTACCACCTGTCATGGACCTAATTGGACTTTCAATAGCTGATCTACGTGCTCCTAACGAAACATTCATTCCTAGTGCTTTATTTAAGTCCATAGATCCTTTAGCTAGAATGTTTTGAGCATTTCTTGTGCGAGCATTAGATTCTACAGTTAGGTCTATTTGTTGATTAGTAGCCTCAGACAATCTATCAAAAGCTTGTTTATTAAACTCCATAGCTTTAGATGCTTGGTCAGCAGTATTTTTAAATAAGTCTATAGTTTTAGATAATTCTGGTACACTTTCTATTAATTGACTATAGTCAACAGTGTCTTCTCCATCTTGTCTAAGTTTTCCAACAGACTGTCCTATTTGTTTGGATAATTTATCGGCAAGAGACGGAGGTAATTGTAAGTCTTTGAGCTGTCCTCTAATAGCCGATTCTATCTTTGCTGTAACTGCTTCTTGAGTTTCTCCTTTTGGTGTTCCCGAAAGAGTTTTATTAATTGTTCCTAAAATAGTAGATTCTAATCCAGAACCAGCTTTAAGTACTTTTTCTATATTACCGGCCTGAGACCCAAATGGGCTGGCTGCTCTACTGAATGCTGTGTTCTTTTGGCTCTCACTATATCCTTGTGGATTTTTAAGTACATCTAATGTATTCTGAACGCCAGAAGATGATCCTCCAACTTTAGCCCCGCCAGATAAAGAAGCTGACGATAAGGATAATGATTCGTCTAATTTAGCAAGATTGGCTACCGATGATTGAACTGCGGCATCCATGTTTCCAAGCATTCTGTTGAATGAAAAAGAAAGATTATTGATATCCTTTTGTAGTTTCTTTAAATCTTCAGCAATTTTAACTTCTGAGAACTGTTTTCTTGCTTGACCTTCAGCTTCTGTAGCAATAATACTGTCTATGCGAGCTTTTTTCTCCGTCTCAGACACACCACTAAGATTTTGTATTAACAATATTTGCTCTTGAATAGCGGCATTAGATCTTGCTAATACTTCTGCTTGCTTATTCCATTCTGGTCCATTCATTAAGTCTTCTATGGATTGTCCTTGTTTAAACTGTTGTTCAAATACGCTCTTTGCTTGACTAGCAGCAACAGCATATCCTTTGGATGTTTCTCTGGCTAGCGTAGGAGCAATATCTCTATACATACTATTTTCTACATCTTGTCCACCTCTCATAGCTTTTATAAGTCCCATAAATCCTTTTTGTTCGAAAATAGCTGCTCTAGTATCAACATTTTCTTTGGTGGACGTTTGACCTCCACCTAGAGCCGCTACTCCAACTTCGGTCAATAGTTGAGATAAGCTGGCTTTTGGTAAAGCTTGTGTTCCAGATTCTAAAGCAGCGTTTATACTAGCTTTTAAAGCAGTATTTAAAGAAGCTAATTGAGCTGGAGTCGCTGAACTCTGTTTATTAATTTCCTCAAAAGTTTTTGCTAGTTTTTCACCACTATCTTCTATCTTGTTTCTTGCTATATTTATAGCGAATTGACGTGCAGCTTTAGCTCCAGCATCTATACCAGTAATTAGTCCTCCCACAGCACCAATAAGAGCTCCGGGCAGTCCTCCTAAAGATGCTCCTATACCAGCACCTGTAGCTACTCCTCCTAGTGTAGCATTACTCTTAGCTTGTTCTGCTGATACTGGCTCTTCGCTAGTTAATGAGCTTGCTAACATAGGTAAAGCAAATCCCATAGACATACTAGCTTGGCCGCCCATTATTCCTCTAACACCTTGTCCAATACGACCCATCATGGATGGTCTTTGTGTTTGAGCTTGTTGAGCTTGGGCAGACATACCCTGTACTTGAGAAATTGCTTGTTGGGCAATTGGATTATTAACTCCCCCTTTACCATAACCAGCATTTTGCATAGCTTGTTTTAAAGCTGCTCCTTGTATTCCTTGGGACTGAAATTGAGCTACTTGCTGTGCTGGACTAATGCCTGACGGTTGAGGATTGGTTGCTGGTGAAGGTGTGGCCGTACTTGTTTTTTTACCCAAAGTAGCAGCAAAAGACGAAGCTGCTTGAGATACTATTCCACTTGCCTTATTCCAAGCTGATGCTATTTTACTACCTAAGCTTTTTGTCTGCATGATAGATAAGTTTTTAGCGTTGGTGTCTGCTTGGATTGTATTAGAATACGCTGCAGTGATCTTATCCAACTGCTGTTGTGTAAGATTAGTTTTCTGTAGCTGTTGCATCAATGTAGCATAGCGAACAGCCACCGACTCTTGTGCTGTTGCTGTTCTCTTATGGACCATTCCATTATATTGTATATCAGCAGCTAGTTGAGGAGATACTGCTGCTATCATATCCATAGCTTGGGTGGTTTTTAGTGTTCTTGCTCCCATTCCATTAAATAAATCGCTAACTTTAAATAGTGTTTTTTCAAATATTTGAAATGCTCTAGGACTTAATCCTGTCGCAGTAGCTCCTAGAGTGTCTAGTTTGGGCTGACCTCCACTAGCAAATTTCTGTACTCTACCAACCCTACCACCACTATGATACTTGTTAATTTTAGCAAGATTATCATATCCAAAAGATTGTGCTGATTTTCTATTAACTACATATTCGCCTTCTTGGGCGATAATTGGTATTTCTCCTCCTGCAGCCTTTCTCAATTTAACTCTACGAGCATCAACACCCCTCACCATTTTAGCGGCATTAATGTTGTCTGGATGATCATCAAAAAAATCAACTCCCCCATATTTTTTAACCAAATCATATAAAGATCTGGCCTTTTTTTCTGCTGTAGAAAGGTTGTTAACTTGATCTCCTAATGTTTCAATTCTATTAGATGGTAAATATACTCCATTTTTCTTAAAAAAGGATCCTAGTGCTGTTGTCATTTCTCCTTTTGGTCCACCACTTCGAGCAGTTAATAGTCTACTAGCTCCATATTGTTTCATTAACTTAATCACACCAGTAGGCTTAGCTCCTAGTATGTCTGGAACAGCTAGGTCAGGATTTTTAAATCCAGACAAGCTTGGTGTTTCTTGTTGTGCACCTTCTCCTGTTGTCATATCAAAATCAAAAACACCCAAACGATTACTTAGTCCACCTCTTCCAAATCTTTGAATAATTCCACCAACAGCTTTTGGTCTTCTAGACTCTAATCTAGATAACATTCTAGCTGGTCTTCTACCTACTTTACTAGTTAGTTTGTCTCTTTCTTTTCTCAAACTCTCCATTTGCTCCACTACTTCGGGAGGTGTGGTTTTACTTTTTCTGGCTGGTAGTTTCGAGAGTTGTTCTTTAACCGAAGATAGTCTTCCAGCAGATCCTTTTCCTGATTGACTGTTCTCCTGAAATCTTTGTAAAATACTATCTAATATACCGGGTCTCTTTTGTATGGTTTCTAAATGTTGTTGTACATAAGACATTCCCTCTGGTGACAGCAATTTTTTCATTGCTACCATATCATTATTCATTATGGCATTTCTAGCATCTGTTCCGCTGATACCTCCTGTTCTGGGTAAAGACTCTACTGAATATCCTGATTTTGTATACTGATTTAGAGAACCTTCTCCTTTTTCGTCTCCGGCAAAAGCAATATCTTTTTGTCCTCTTGGAACAATATATGAGTCGTCTCCTACCTTAAATGCACTAGGTATACTACCAGGACCACTCCCCTTCGGCATTGCTGCTACATTAGCTCCCACAGCTCCGAACGTGGCTCTTGCCATTCCTAGTCTAGAAGGTCCGGTTTTTGAAGTTTGTGGAAAAATAGCTGTTCTTTTAGAATGTTCATCAGCACTAGCATAGTCTATAGGAGTATCTCCACTAACTAAAGCAACAAAATCTTCAGGTTTAATTCCTCTTTTCTTGGCTTCTTCTACAACGCTCAAATGTCCAGAAGTAGTAGGACCAAAATTACCATAGAATAAACCCGTTTTTTCTGGAGATCTCACTTTTGGTTGACTAGTTCTTTTTTTGCTAAAGTTTGGACCTATTGCATAGGTTGCAACCTTTTTGGGATTAACACCAGACACCTCACTAGCAGCAATATATGCTTCCCCCGGCCCGCTATCTAATGATGCATCCTTGGTGGCTCCTGGTTTACGACCAAATAATCCCTTACCTGTTAAGTCTCTACTTTTTCTATTACCTTTTAAAACTTCTTGAGATTCTTTGGTCCTAGAAGACAAATTAACAATTCTATCTGATTGACTTAGTACTTCTTTTTGGTTGGGACCAGCAACAGATGTAGAATCTATAATTTGACTAGATCTTAATACATCTTCTTCTGTTAAAATTGGATATCTATTAGTTTTGCGTAATTTTGCATTATCTGCTTCGGCTGCTCTTGCGCCTCCTTGAACAAATGTACTTTTCCCGGATCCTGCAACTCCATATATGGTACTTAATCTACTAAGATCTCCGGACTTTCTTCTTGCAGCCGACATAGTTGACAGATGAGATTTATATTTATGAATATCTGTAATTCCCAGTCTTTCCATTTCTTTACGAACAATTTCGGCATTGGCGGGATCATTTAATACGTCTCCATCGATATATCCGAGATTGCGAACTGGAGTTGATGATCCTTTTGCAAATCTCTGGATAAAACCACCAAAATTTCTTTTCTGTTGTCTTTTAGATACTAAAGCAGCTTTACGACCTCTATCGAATTGTCCTTTAGCAACCTTGGTTTTAGCTACTTCTTTTGTTGCTTGATTTGTAGCGTCAGTAAGAGCTTTTGGATCTACGCCAAACATAGTACCTAATTTATCGCCTAGTCCTTTGCTAAAGTCTATAGCTTTAGACGCAGGATCATATGGAGCCCCAGCAACAGCAAGACCACTCTCGAACAATAGTCCAGATAAATTATCTAGTTGTTTACCTACAATAGCTCTAATTTGTTTTTTATCTGTAACTGGTGTTGATCCAGCTTTACCTGCTATTAATTTTCCAACTACAGAAGCTATTCTTTCACTTTGATTACGAATAATAGCTTGTACTTTTTTAGCTACATCTGGAGGTAATGATCCTGTTTGTAAAGTTGCTGGAACTCCTGGAAATGCCCTTGTGCCCTTTTTAAGGTTAGCTTCTATTCCTGGCGTAGTTAATTCAGTAGAAGACTTTTCTCCACCCAATCCGACAACTGCTATATTTCTTTTTTTTGCTCTTTTAGATGTTCGTGTGGCAGAGACTTCTGCTGATCCTCTTTTCTCTCCTAAGTCTTTTAATAATTTATCATATATAACTTGATCAAATGATTTACTTCTTTTATCTATACTTTCTCTAAATCCTGTTGGTACTCTCTCTAAAAGTCCGCTGTCAAGAGCTTCTTTTAGTAAATCTGATTTACCCATACTTTCCAAAGGCTTAAAAGAACCTTTACCAAATTTTTGAATTAAACCACCAAAAGCCAATGTCTCTCCGAGTGTTTTACTTAATGATTTTTTGACTGTTGGTAATGTTGTTCTTCCTCCTACTTCTCTAGGATTAGTAAGTGCTTGATATTGTACTAATTCATCCCATAAGCTTCCAGCAGATGTTTTAACTTTTCCTAAGTATGGTTTAATAAAATCTTTTAGGATAAAATCTAGTTCAGAATCCGACTTTAATAATGCTGGTACTTTTTTACTTTTTACTCCCTTTAATAATGCATCTTTTAATCCGTCTAGTTTTTTAGAAGCAACTAATTGTTTGAAAATAGTTGCTGGTATACCTTTAGCTTCAAAGAGCTCTATAGCCGATCTTTGTGAGATATCTTTTAATAAGTCTGTTTTAGGTACTCCTGTTTTTTGGGTTCCTCTTCTTAGTCTTTGATTAATTAAAGAATCTATATTCGGTTGAAAATTAATCTGTCTTTCAGTTTTACCTGCTACAACACGTAAAGATCCTGTTCCCATACTTTCAGCTAATTTAGCTTCTTCTGGACTCAAAGGAGTTTTAGGTCCAAAATGGGTTCTCTGGGTTCGTTTTTGTAGTTTGTTTTGAGTTCCTTTCCTAAAACGCTGAACATATCCACCACCCTGATATCGAGCTTCTTTCATGACTCCTACTGGACCACCCAAAGCTTTTGTAGCATCTGTTCTAATAACAAAACTACCTACTGGTAATGTTGTTTTGAAACTATCAGTACGTCCTTTACCTGGAACCAAGCCAACTCCACCACCCCTAGCCATTTTTTTATCAGCATGATTTAATTGTCTTAGTTTTGGTACTCCAATTCTATTCACCATATCGGGATAAACAACAGTTTCTCCAGGCATAAGAGCTACTGGTACTTGTCCTCCAATAGCATACTTTCGTATCATACCTCCTGCTGCAGCGTTTTGTTGTCCTCCTCTCATACCTCCAACAAAACCTCTTCCAAACTGTCTCAGTGCTCCAGCCCCACGAACAGCAGTAATCACAGCAAGAACTGGCAAAACCCCCTTTACACTATCTGCTATTTGAATTAAAGCACTTGCTAGTTGTAATGCTCCTTTGGCGAGAGTTTGAAAAGTATCTGTTCCTCCAATTTCTCTTACCATAGCAACAAATTCTTCTCTAACTTTAGCAAATTGATTAGCTAAAGATAGTTGAGCAACTATAGCATCTTCTGTTAAAGATGTTTGTCCTCCTTGAGCTATTGCCAAAGCTTGTTGTGCTGTTCCAAACTGTTGAATAAGAGGAATAACTTTGCCAATTTGACGAAATCCACCAAGCTCTTCTATAATCTGAGAAAACTTTAAATCTCTTGGATCTATACTATTTAATCCTCTAGATAATAATTCAACAGCTTTATATGCTCCAACGAATTTACCTTCGGCATCTGTGAGAGTTACTCCGAACTCTTTTAAGGCTTCTATAGTACTTCCTCGTTGAATACGAGTAAAAATTGTTCTCAAACCAGTAGCAATAGTTTCAGCACTTTCACGAGTAGTAGCTCTAACGCTTGTAAATACTGCAATAAATTCATTTAAAGCTTGAGTACCTTCACTAACTCCCTTACTAGCAGATGCGAACACTCCACCAGTACGCTGAATAGCAGCAATAATGTCGCTAGATTCAACAGCAAACTGAGCAGATACTGCGTTAACAGAACCTAATGCAGCACCTAATTGATCTGCGCTAATACCGAACTGTCTCATTAAAGCGATTGATCCTTCTACTGTCTGATTCATATCGTCGAATGATGGAGCTAAAGAACTCAAAGCCAAAGCCTTAAGAGCTCTTTCTGTATCTTTTGCACTAAGACCAGCCTGAGCAAGAGTAGATGATACTACTGCTAATTGAGAAGAAGAAACTCCAAGACTGGTAGAAAGTTCAGTAATAGTTCCTGCTAAGTTTTGTAGTCTAGCAGCAGATTCGCCGGTGACCTGTTGTAATTTAACAAACTCTTTATCAAAATCAATAAAAGCTTTAAAGGCTTGGTTAAAAGCATTAGTTAATGCAAATACTGTTGATGTTACAAGACTAAAAGCGGCAAATCTTCTAACTGCGAGAGCAGATTGTCTTCCGAACTCTTCCATTTCGGTTCGTAATTGTGTAACCCCTCCACCTCCACCTCCACCAGCACCTCCTCCAGCAGCAGCATTAGCATTTGCCCCCAACTGCTGAACAGCATTAGAAGCATTATTTAACGACTGATTAATATTAGAGTTTGCAGCAGCATTCATGGCTTGCATTAAACTATTAACAGCAGCAGCGGTTGTAGTAGCGTTAGCTGATGTTGTAGCAAGAGTTGTATTTAATGTTGTAAGAGCAGAATTGAGTTGTGTAACAGTTTGTATGGCTGCTGGATTAATTGCTATATTAACATTGGCATTAATTGTTCCCAGTTGTTTTTTTATTTGAGATACAATCTTACCAACATTATTAGGACCTCTCAAATTTAATTGAGCTGTTAAATTAAAAGCTTGTGCCATAGTATAATTGAACCTAATTCAATAGTAATCCCCACTTAGCATTTCTACTAAATGGGGAAAACTTAGGAATGTTACAATAAGTATAAGTTAAGCAAACGCAATCAACTAGCTGGTGGCTCTGTTGAAGCTGGTGGCTCCGTCTTTGGTTCTGGTTCTGATACAGTTGGTTCTGGTTGTTGTTCTTCATTAGCTACTTCATCTAATATGACTGGTTTTCCATTGTCGTCGAGAAACGGTTCTGCCTCAACCATATAATCGCCGTCTTTACTAACTCTATTACCATATCTATCAACAAAATTTCCAGCATCGTCAATGTATCGACCATCCTCGTCAACCAGTCTTCCTTCTGCATCAATCAATCTACCCTTTTTATCTATTAGTCTTAATTTATCATCAACAAACTTATATTTCTTTAAAAATTTGTTTTCTGGTAAATTGCTTTCATAATCATTATCCAAACCATACAACATATTAGCCAAATTTTGAGCTCCTAATATAGCCACCTGTTCTGTGGCTCTATTTAGATACTCTTCCATATCTTTGAAATATGGTTGCTTAGTATCACTATACACCACACAAACAGATGCTAAATAATTAAATCTAGCATTATCAGCTTGTCCTTCAGCGCTATGATTATCTAAACTAGTTCTAACGCTGATAAGGTCTCTGATGTCATCTCTTACAGATTTCATCTTAACGGCCAGATCTTTAGCCTCATTAAGACTAAAACCACCCTTAGCTAATCTCTTCTCTCCATCAAGCAATTCTTTTTGGAGTTCAGTGAACTTAGCCTGTTTTTCATCATCCCATAATCCTTGATCTTTTAAAAGATCTTCAAGTCTAGCCCTAACGACACTCTTACTTTTAATAGCGTCGGTAAAAGCTTGATTATATACCTTCTGGGCCTCTCTCTGGTCATTCAAAGAAGGACTACGAACCAAGAATTCTTTCTCTACTTTTTCATTGTTTCCATTATCTACAAGAGTCTTAAAAGTTTTTGTTTTCATTTTCCTTCTCCTGGGTTGTTGTTATCGTTCTTATCAAAATAAAATTTATAGTGATATTTTTGTTTAACTCGATTATTATTGTTAATATAGTCAGAAATCTCTGTTAGTGCAGCTCTAGATTGTTTGTTTCCATTGTTTAAAATACTATTTCTAGTTTCTTCCCATAGAAGATCAAATCTTTCTGCTTCCTTAGTATCATTGTCCCATAAAAACCCAAAATTTTCTTCAAACCTAGCCAAAGCACCAATCATTGTTGTTTGAAATTTCTTGTAAATATTATTTAGTAATAACTGTTCGTTCATAATTATTTCCTATTCTTAAACATTGTATTTGACCTATTTAATATATCTCTTTGAACATCCGGTAACTGAACGTCAGCAACCGGCCCTTGCTGATTGTTAATAAAATTCATCTTTTCTTGGATTCTATATTTACTCTCTCCACTATTTAACGACATGATCTCCTCATAAGATTCTGTATCATTTGCCATTAGAAAAACTTCTTGAGCATTTTTGAGTTTTGGATTTAACTCATCAATTCTTTTTTCATTTTTAGCCTTATCGGCTTTTCTTCTTTGAACAATCATCCAACCTTCTAGCATATCATCGTCGTCTATGATTTTATCAGATGGCGCTTCTGGATGATCATATACGCTATCATACATTCTACTTACATTAATTAATGTTCTTTGATCATCTGTTATATTAACTATAGAATCATGAAAAATATTCTGTTTATTACAATGCCAATAAGACCTCCATAATTGATGTCTAGCTAAAGACTTAAATTGTCCTATGGAGATAGTATGCTTATTGATTTCGTTTATTAGATCATTAAAATACGTATATGAAGTTTGGTTATTTTCTAAGTTACTAGGAAAAACCCGTTTGTTATTTTTATATAACGTATTACATACTATATATTCGTTTTTAATAGAAATAGCATATCCTTCTAGAGTATTGCTAAGAAAATCAGATTTTTTATTTAGAATCTGATTAAGCTGTACTCTGGATTGATTTAAATTTTTCCTATTAGTTTTTTCTTTATCTGGAAGAGCAGAGAACTTAAATAAGTCAACTTTTAAATTTTCTATTCTTTTTTCTAGGTCTTTAACTATTTTCATTGTGTCTCTTGTCCATAATCCTAAATTAATCATCACAGGAATTAAATCTTCTTCTCTGATCCAATCCGCGTATTTTTCTTCATTAAGAATTTGATCATATAATAATTGGCTTTCATACCTAATATTATAATCAGCAGATTTTAATTCGTATTTTTCCCCTTTGTAGAAAAAAACCAATTTCCCAGATAGTATCCTATACAGAAGTAGCTCAATTTCTGCATCATTCATCCCTTGTCCTAGTCTTCTTAAGACTTTGTAGTTCCTGATCTTTTTCTTGTAACTGTTTTTGTAACATTTCTAATACTTTTTGCATATTATATATGTCTACATACAGTTTTCCTATTATATTAAATAACTCATCCATAATTTCCTATTCCTATATACTTTATCGAAAACCTAAATCAATACTTGTAATTATTACTCGTTAATACCAGCATCATTTGTTGTATCGATCCATTGAGTATTTGAATACGTACCCGATGCTGTTACGACTAGCTTATTGAACGTTTGGAAACTATAAGTAATAGTAGCATTACCACCACCAGTATCTCCTCCAGTATAATTTACGCTAGTAAGCTTATTCTTAAGTCCAAGATCTATGGTAAGAGAATCACCAGTACCACTACCACAAACATTAATCTTAATTGGTTTATCAGTAAGGTTCTTATAGCTTTGACCACAACCGCTCTTACTACTAAAGTCACTAGCATTCATCTGATCTCCATCAGCAGCTACAACTTCAAACTCGCTCGTAACTTCCACAGGGAAATTTACATAACGATAATATGGAGCCATTCTGCCAAGTTCGTTAATAGCTTCGCGACCAAGATCGCTACTAATAGTGATATTTTGTAGATATGGTCTTTGCTCATTTCTTCCTGAAGGAAGAGGAATACCACCATCGCCTGTTGGTAGTATTGTAGTTCCGCTAGTAAGATCAACATTATATCTTCTTACGGTAGATGGAGAAGTACCACTACCAGTAGAAAAATTAGAAGTAAGATTAGTAGCAAATAATGAACCGCTATTCCAAAATTTGTTGTTGCCAACAAGAGTAACATCTTCGGTAGCGTTGCCATCGACAGGAAAGGTATAAGAAACACTAGACAAATACATGCCGCTGCAATCAACATAATTTTGTGCGTTTCCTGTTGCGGCACTGTTTGAGTCTGAGAATACAGCTAATTTAAAATTAACTCTATTATTAGCTATAGATGCTAATTCTTTACCATTAGCTCCAGTTATACCAGCACTACCACCCATACACATTAGATACAGAGGAGGTGTTCCATCAATAACCTTATTTAGGGTCACTTCTATTTCTGGAACATCTTCGACCTGATCATAAATTTCAATCTGACCTAGTTCGAAGACTTGTTCAAGATTAAAATTAGTTGTCATACCAACACTTTGAATACCTTTGGGAAGATACCATGATCCTACAGCGCTTCCGTCTGAATTTTGTGGTAATAGAGCAACAGCTTGTGTAGCATAAAAAATTCTATTATTTGCTGGCATGGCATTTCTCCGAATTGTATGTTGGTAAGAATTACTGTTTTTAAGCTATATTTAATGATAAATCGTCTATGTTAGACATACACCAAGGTTTGCTAACTTATGGAAAAATCTCAATAGACCATCTCACAATACTATTATAAAGAGAGCTTGTTAGCTGATTGGTTTCAGAAATAGAACTATTTTTGATACAACATGAGTTGCTTCTATATTCTGAACAAAGTTCAGGGTATGTTAAGCCACTAGGATTAATTGACCCATTTCTATTTAAAGGATATTTAGTATCAGAAATAATGTTGCTAATATCGTATAAATTGAGCGTTTTGTCTTTTTGTAATAAAAGTGTTTCTGTTAGAATGTTTCTTTGATTAATATTTTGGGCAAATATATGTAATAAAACATCTTGTAAGATTATATTTTGTGCTGTTCCTAATTCTCTAGGAGTTAATACTGTACGAGATACTGTTTCTATTATAATTGCCGGTAATTGTATTCTATGATTAGCTGTTATGCTATAATCTCCACTAGGTTTAAAATTGGCTGGATTATATGTATCGGACTGTAATTCTTTCCACCATAAAGACTCATTGGCCTTATATGTTTGAACATATCTATATGAATATTCTAAAGAAACATTACTTGTTGCAGAGACATTGCTTGAAAACTCTATTCTGCCTAACGGATAATTAATATTGTAGGCATATGCTCCACTACCAGTTGGGGCTGGTAAAAATACTCCATTTAAAGAAATCCCAGATATTGCTATGGGGTTTGTTGAGTTGTATGATACTCCCGTCTCATATACCCAGTCTTTTCTTGGAGCTTCCCATAGTTTCATTTTTTGAGAAGGATCCGAAACGGCCTTTAGTTGGTGAAAAGAGGAACCCTGTAATCCACTAGTTGGAATTTCAACATTAATAAATCCTCCTACGTGTAAGAAAGACCAGTCTAAAAATCCTTTAAGATTATCTTCTAGACTAGCTACAGCATTTTTTTTGCCTATAGATTCTACAAAATGGAAAGTAGTCATATTTCACCTTCAACAGCTTTAACAATTAGATCATAAACATTATTTTCAATTCTGGTAATTGCTCTAGTAATCCAGTTGTTTTCTTCTGATCCAACAAATTCTGGAGGAACTCTCCAGCTACTTGAAGATGACGGTTTCATAATGGCTAATCCAGATCTTGAATTTGGATCTGGTCCAAACTCTACTTTATAGTTTTTAATTAATACTTCATTACCGGCAAATAATAGCCATTGTAGCCATGGTAAGGAATATCCCTTGTCATTTATCTTTGCAATATCTAATCCTATAACTCCTCCAGCATCTTTGGCTCTGATCATATTTATTGTAAAACCACCCTTAATACCAGACCTATTAGCACTTAAAGATTGTGTTTTTAGTTCTATCGAAGAACTTATAGCTTCAATTACAGCTTCAACATCAGAACTACTAGCTAACCCAAGTTCTGCTTTTAGCTGTCCACTTAATAATGATAAATATTCAGGTTCTTGTCTTAATGCTTCTGATACTAATTTTGGTAATTTTTCGGAGGTTTTTGATGCTGCTTGTTTAATTTTAGGATCTAAATAATCTCTGATACTACCTAAGATAGCTTTAGTAATATCAGGAGTACTATCAACTAGTTTTACTGTAATATTCATTTATTTACGAGTCCACATAGTTATAATATATCTATTGCTGCCTAGTCCAACCGGCATAGGATCACCAGCTCTCTCATATGTATAATTCCCATATACTGCTAGAGCAGGATCTATAGTGATATCACTAGCTGCTCTAATCTTAGGAAGCAGATTAACATTGCAAATCGTTTGAATCATACCGTCAGGAATATTCATGGTTTTTGATGACCAATTAAGCCAATATTTACTATCAAATAACACTGCTAAAAAAATCTTTTCTGTGGTAGTATCGGAATCTTTTTGTCCCATACCTAAACATACAGGACATATTGAATTGTCTGGAAATGGTGATGATCCAGTTCCGTTATATAAATTAGCTGATAATCTAGAAATAGGATCATATATACAATTATTACAAACTTCTGTATTTTTCTGTCCAGCATACGAAAGAACACATTGTACAGTTAATCCTGTTTGAGATAAAACAGCATCTATTGCATCATTGAAGGTTTGTTTAAATTCTGAGCTTAATATTGTTGAAAAATCTGTCATAATTATACTTGTTTCACTGTGACAGTTCTGGGTTGAATAGCGCCAATTCCAACAGTAGTATTTGATCCCAGGCCTAATCCACGAGTATAACTGATTTCTCTAATTACAATATCTTTTTCAGTATTAATAATGCCTAGATCTTTTGAGGTAATTTCAACTCTTTTGTTCTGAGTCTCATTGATATATAAAAGATTCATTATTATTCATCTCCAACAATTTCTGGTGGATATGTTAATATTAATTTCCATGAATCAATACTACCAGAAACATCAACATCATTATCATTAGCATATAATGTCCATATTCCAGTAATACTACTATTTAAAAGATGATTGAAACTATATAATAGATTTCCATTATTAAATTTTACAATATCAGTTCTATCTCTAATATTACACATACCTCCATTAGCTATGTTATTAAGATATGCTCCTGAAGGAGCTTTATTAGAAAACATAAAACTAAATCCATTATTAACACTATAGTTAGTAATCTTACTGTTTGAAGATAGTAAAATACCACTACCAGAAGGAGGAGCCAAAATGAAAGTAAGATCTTGTGGACTATTGTGTCTTAATCCATTAACTGACAATTCTATGTTCTCTATTACTTTAGAAACTCCTATGGTAATACTTCCACTATTATTTTGATTATCGTTTATATTAAATCCACTACCAGCATATTGGGTAGCATAAATATCTAAAGTAAAACAATCATCTGGTAAACATAAATCATTATTATCCGATCCCGAAGGAGTTGGAGAGGGAGATATCCCAGATGTAGGAGGTGGGGTTGCTGTAACAGTTGGAGCATCTCCTGCTACCGGAACTTTAGAATCAGAACTAATAATAGCACAATTTTCAACAATACTAAAATTTCTAGTAATTAATCCTATAGTACCGGTAACCAGTCTAATGTTTTTACTATTACCCGATCCGCTATTCTCAACTATATCTAGATCATAGATTGCTGTTGTGAAGTTATAAGTTTTAGTTTGTGCAGAAGATATTTGAAAATTAATGATGCCCAAATCATTTCCGGTTAATGAATAACCACTAGCATTATCTACGCTCGCAGGGGTGGCTGATGAAAAAGTTACCACATTATTTGTATCAGATTCTAGCCATCTAAGAATAATACATTTATTACTTAAATTTATAGGTTGATTTTGTTCGTTTAAGTATTGAAAATTAATTTCAAAGTGCGAACCTTGTTCTATTTGAAAGTTATGAGAAACTGCTGGCATATAAAAATTCCTTAACTATATATGTCTCTTCTTGGATCGCCCGGATATGTGAGACTTGTTGGGTCAAAACGATTGCCAACGAATGGACTAAGTACTGCACGAACTGCTGTAGCTTCTTTAACATCCCAATGAGATGTAAGCTCGTCATAAGCTGCACAGGGACCATGATCTAAAATCATTTGTAAACCTTGTAAACTACCACCAACACTTAAAGAAGCTGGTCCTAAGGCAGCCCTGATCCCTTCTAGAGCAGCTTTGGTTCTTAGGGAGCTTTGATCGATTAAACAAGCACACTTTAAGCAAACAAGGCTGATAAAAATACTATCGTCATTTATGGTTGGATCCGGACTTATATTAGGCTCTGCTATATTCAGGGTGTAAGAGTAATCTAGCACAACATCAAATTGAACATATTTTGCTGCTACAACGATAGTTTGCAATAATCTTTCGTCACTATATGTTGGATTATCAGACACATCACTTATGAGAGTTCTCACTATCAAAGGTAATTCTATATTCCAACTCATATTTTAGCCTCTTTAGTTAAGAAAAAGATCCAACATCTAATACACCTTATCATTAGCCCTATTGGTAAGATGGATTTTATTAATATATGTATTTTGAGAAATTTTTTGATATGTGGCTAATATTTCTTGTTGTTTATGTTTCCAGAAAATTTGTATTATTTCTGAATCTTTTGAGTCGTCATTAACTCTACCGTATAGATTTGGCTGCTCAATACAATATATTTCATTATTGTACATTTTCCTGATATGAAGATACTTTATCTTGTTGACTAGTTGATTGTCCAGAACCTTGATTCTAAAAGTATGAAAAGGACAAGATTTGAGATTTTGAGTATTTCCGATATAACCCAATACTCTTTCTAAGGCGTGGCTATATGTTCCATTTTTGTTTTCTTTTATTTTACCACATTCTAGTTCTAATAAGTTATTTAAAAGTTCTATAGTATTTTCATTAAGATAATTTTGATATGTTTTTGTTCTACCCATAAACATATTACCTCCAACAAAAAGATTATTTTTAGGATGATCTAATCCAATAATCTGACAAATATCATTAACTTTATAAGAATGTACTGATCCAACATCTTTATAGATTAAGGGTCTACAGCCAATAGAACCCAAACTATATTTGTTCATATATTTTATGTTGTCTATTAAAGTATCTCTATTTCCAATGAGAGAATCTAAAAGCATTGCTCTCCAGTTGCATTTATTGTTAACTCCCCACAAACTTTTTTTGGAATGTATCTTAATAAAATATTCAGTTTCTATATTTGGTAAAGTGTTAATAAAAGAATAAAGGTCTGCTCCAATATTAGAATAATAATTAATACTTTTAATATTATTTAGATTATTAAATTGAGATAGAGTTTTTGAGTTATCGTTATCTTTACAGAGACCTAGATAAATATCCGAGATATCTTGTAAAGGATTCAACAGGTCAACGAACTCTGTTACTAAATCTTCATGGTAAAGCCAGAGAAGTATTGCTATTTTTTGCATTATTAAACTAAACTCTAAAATCTGTTTAAATATTACTTGCTTCTATAAAAGCTTGGTCAACTTGCTGCTCGGTCAGTCCAAGAGCCGCAGCAAGTGGAATTAGCATGGGATGAGTGCGCTCAACATAGGGAGCGTATTCCCACTCAACTCTGACAAGATCTCGCTGCATTTGATCGGGGATTGCGTTTATGGCCGTCTCAACTTGCACGAGGCTTATGCCATGCCGCACGAGCCAGAGACGTATCTGGCGAGCGGAGACGCTCGTAGGGACAGATTCGTCCACGGCCTGTTGATTCATGCCTACGATATTGCCATTCTCGTCACGCACTTCCCAAGTGCGAATTCCATCGATAATGCCGAGATAATTGGTGATCATGAAATTCTCCCATATAGAACGAAAGATCCATTAGACACGCTTGTCGGCGATGTTGGGAGATCACTAAGAGACGTGACCAAACCAGCAACCATAGGAGGTAGTCGCGTGATCGCACCTGTTGAAACCGTGCCCGCTTGCCATGTGCCGACCGTACCGCCGACAACCAACGCGCCAGCGGCATATCGCGTTCCAGCGACAATGTTGTACGAGGCTGGGTATCCGCCAGTTGCCGCAAACACTCGCGAGTAAATAGTCTGTATGGCGTTTCCGATTGTTGTGTCGTTTGCCGTCCTTGCGACCATCGTAATTATCGGCGACGTGCCTGTGACAGAGTCGATAATCGTCTCGTCTACGGTAAAAAGCGCAAACCTACACAGCGACAGCGAGGCAGTGGCAGTGCCGCCCGTTATAAATGTCAGTGTGGTGGCGGTAAACGAGTACGGGGCTGTGAAAAACGCCAGCATCAGACCTCCACTAGTAGCGCCAGCATTACCGATAGTACCGTGACCTCTCGGAAGCCAATCAATAGCGGTGGTTGTAGAATGAATGGTCCTGTCAACAGCTAAGTTTGTAGAAGCACCAGCACCAGCAGATGAAAGATCTAAATAAAATCCACGAGCACTACCTCCTTGTTCAAAAAACCTGAGCCTATTTTGATAAGCGTCGATAGTTATTCCACCAGACAATGTTCCATTTGGAGGTTTTGCTAATTGTATTTCTCCTCCTTCGTCTCCAGAAGAATTACTAGCTACTAAATATGGTGCTGTTAAATTAGTTCCATCAAAAGTTAAATTGGACTCGGCATTAATACCAACTGTTGATCCTGTACTAGTAAGAATTCTATTATCTCCACTATTAGCTATAGTAGGTAATAGTCCACTAACAGAGCTATTAAAATCAGTAATATCACTAGAACTATGAGTATGACCATTAAGACTAACGCCCGTATTATTTACGGTTAGATTTGTAAAATTTCCACTAGTAGAATTTATTAGCCCATTAGACGTAAGTCCATTAACAAAATTATGAGTTGCATTAACTGTTCGATTATTATCAACATGTAAATATTGAGAGTGATCGTCATCGCCCAATCCGAATAAACTTCCGTGATCATTCTGAGAAACTCCAGCAATAGTACTAATTACAGATACTCGTATATCAAGAATACTAAGTAAAGTACATTT